AGAAAGCAACAAAACTATAAATTTAATATTGATCAAAATTATGCATCTAATAGTTTAAAATCAATTATACAAATCGGAGCAAGTAATGCGTATCCGGGTAGAAATCTCGTTAATATGGAAATTTCAGAAATCCTTGTGTTTAATACCCCTTTAAATGATGTGGCGCGTAGTACGGTGTCGAAATATCTTGTGGATAAATGGAGTCTATCGTTAAGATCAGACTAGTGTCTCTTTAGACTATTAATAAATATAAACATGGAGGTAATTACCCTCAACTCATCGTACTACATTGGCTTATCATCGGAATATACTCCTGATGAGACTGTTACTTTTAATCAAGATACCTATCATATGGAGCAGGGGATGTCGTTCCCGCTCGCAAAAGCTTTTCAGTATACAAACGACACCACAACAAATAATTACTCTAATCTTTTTCTCACAAAAAACACACCATTGACTGGTATACTTGATATCGTTGACTTGAATCCAGTTGATGAAAATGTTTTTACTACGTATCTGGCAATGCTTGCAAAAGACGGTATAACCGATGCATCGCGATTTATGGTGATTCAAAACGCTGATCCAGCCGTTGATACAGCTCAGGTAAGTATATCGGGTACGAGAGGTCTTATTAATAGTAATTATATGTTTACTATTAATTTAATTAGCGATACACTCTGTAAAATAAAACATAATAATGTAAGTACAACGCGGTATCTCACAGTTTCCTATAATGGTAATTTCTTTTTTACAACTGACACCGGTGAAGATTATTTGCAAGATAAAAGCTCACAGATTTTTTATTACACTTATGACCGCAACGGTGATTATATTACATTATATAAAAATATTGGCGATGTAGCGTACTTTGTGACGTACACACCAGGCTCAACAGGTAGCGGTCTTAGTCTAAATGCTGCAGTGTCTGGTACACCTGACGTTCAGTATACAAATTATACTATTTTTAAATGCTACTCTAGGCAAGATACCTCAAATATTGCGAGATTATATGATCCATGGGTAGCATATACACGAGGTACTGATACCAATACGCTGACTATCGATCCGGTAAAGAGTGTACAAGCGCCTAATTCAAATCTTCTTCTTAACAGCGAATACCTGACACTAGCAAACGATACAAGCTTAAAGTTAAATGCACTGTCTCTTAAAAATACAAACACACCTGAAAATTTTCAATCAAGAAACAACCCGTTTTACGAAAACAAATCTATCTTTTTTCATGAAAATAGTGTACAGTCTAGAGAGTATAAAAAACTCTTTACAGGGTCAAATCAAGCGCTTGGTGATGATAACATTACTCTTGGTTACGAATCCTATACCACAGATATTGTTTTACGTAAGGATTCTATAACATACTTCCATGTTCCTAATAACATATATCCCTTTAAGCAGCTAAACATTAATGACTCAGGTTTAGTACAAGCCGGTGCTATTGCTGGTGACCATCCTATAAAGTCTGATAAAATTTTTAAAAAATTAGCGATTGCAAAAGATACATCACCCTTTGGTGTAACTAGTGAAGAAGCGACAGGTGCTTTTCTTTGTAGTTGGCTTTCCGGTGGATCTGACCTAACCCTGTCTCCTGTCTGGGTTGATAGATACTACATACCATCAAAAATAACAGCAGCTGCAGCACTTACTAGCAGACCAATACACGCCATAACGTATACCACGGTATTTGAAAGCCTATGTCGGGAGATTCCTGTCATACCTATGACCGGTGAAGTCTTTGATAAGCCATCAGATCTTATTTTCGAGCCTGGTACCTATTACGCATATCACCACTACGGTCCAAGTGATGTAAGTAAGTATATTGATACTTTTAATACATTCCTTGTAGATAAAGGACTGCCGTATTATTATGATCTTACGTCAAACGTATTAACTCTAACGTCTGTAAATAACGATTATGCTTTTTACGGTAATAATTATGCTATTACATCACCACTGACAGGTATACAGGAATCAAATCAGTTTACAATGTCGTTTGATATGTATAACTCCGATTGGACAAAGCCATTTGGTTATCAAATTATCGGAAATCTTCTTAATGACGGGTTTGGTATTTTTAATGAAAATGTAGTTACACCGACAATTTTTGTTAATGCACCGTTAAGTTTAAATATTCTAAACACGGATTTTAAGCAAATTAAAAAAATAGATTATACGCAAAAGCCGTTAATTTTTATTCGGTCTAGATTTGGTGAAAATTATAGTGTAATATTTGCAGATGGATCGGTTTCACAGTATACTTGTGACGACTTTTTAGTTAGTACAGATACAAGTAACGTAAAGCTACTTTCTGCAGCTGTTGAATATATTAATATAGATTCAACTGCATTTGTTCTTTGCTCCGGTGTTCAGGCAGGAGGATACAATAAAGTTATACAGATTAATTTACAGACAAACACATCAACTTCAATTGACTCATCGTCACTTGCAGTAAGTGCGGTGTTCGTACCTAGCGCAGGTTCTGCTGGGTTCAATACTGCAAGTACTATTGATTATTTAAACAATAAATTCTATTTTACACCAGGTAGTTTTTCTCGCAGGATTAATAACGATATTTACTATTTAACAGACAACAGATATACGATTAATGCTTGGTATAATATAGAGTCAAGTGGTACACAAGTCCTGACAGCTTTTAAATCAAAAGACCAGATAGTTGATTTTAATATTGATTTTGATGGAAATATTTGGGTAGTTACATGTACAGAAAAATATTATAAATTCACTCAACAAAAAGAACTACTTCTTTCCGGTACCCTTACATCAAACACAACAATTACAACAACCATATCCTTGACTGGTAATGGCGTAGACAGATCGTTCACCTTGTCAAACAGTGGCTCACCAATACCAGGTGATTATATTGTAAATAATAGTAGTGGTGTAAGGCTCTTACCGGCTTTAGACTATACAATCTCAGGTAGTACAAATAATACTATAGTATTTTCAACACCACCTGGTAATAATATAGTCTATACCGTAGCACGTACTTATATTATTGACGCTTTTAAGAGTAGGGGAATCGACTTTACAGCAGAATTTGCAAACGGTAAATATATTGACCAGGTATTATTTGTACGTACAAATTACAATACTAGCCTTACGCCTATTACAGGTTATCAATTCGCAACATTTACCACAAACGGACAACCTTTAACAAGTGTTTTTTACCCCACGTTAAGTGCAAAGTTGGCTCTAACGAATTCGAAATATTTACGCAATTACGTGTTAGACACCTACCCAGACTCAAACCTTAATATTAAAGCAGTTACAACAAATGTATATGATCCATCTGATATTTCGGTGAATGAAATTATATATAATCTATCAGCGCTTGATCCGGGTTATCATCATTTTGCTATTCGCTTTGATTCTTATCACGGATATATGACGCTATTTATTGACGGTAGCCGTCTTGGTGAGGTGCAATTTCAACCGAGAAAATATAAATTTAGCAATCTCGTGTATCGTCCGTTTGTTGTAGGCTCATCGTGCTTTAATAATTCAACACCATTATTCGAGTATTTACAAAAAAATAGTTACCTTATCGAAAATACAAGAATAAAAAATTTCTGCATATATAACACCCCTCTCAACGACTACGATATTATCATGCATGCTCGTAGAAATCAGACAATACACGATGTTCATTTTAACGTACCTTGTGGCCGAAGAAACTATTTAGAAGAGATAGAGCGTTATTTTAAAGCTAATGTACCGGGTAGTAAGTCGACGACATATAATATCGTTCTACGTAATACTGGTATTACAAACAGTAATCTACAAAAACAGATAGAGCAATATTTGCTAAATACGATTAAAAATTCGGCACCTGTTTATGCAAAATTAAATACTATTAAATGGGTTAACTAGCATGAATATTAACACGATAATACAACAGCAGGGAATAATTTATGATCGTAGTTTGAACACTACACTTACATTACCGTACTCTGGTTTTGAAACAATAAAGCTAAAACAAAACGAATCCGTAACAAATTTTAATATTAATAGTATTATTACTAAATTATACGAAAACTATTTACAACTCTACAAGTATACACATATAGCGTCAAACGTTATGCCTATTACCTCTGTAGCAATGCTCGGTGTGAGTGCCGGTGTACTATCGTTCTACCGTAGCATAAGCACAAGTCAACTCGATGCGTTTGGAGCTGCAGGGTTTCCAGGTATTGGGTCAAGTAATGTTTTAACTGTCAGATACAACCCTGAAACAGACTCATATGCAATCTTTACGACTAACGGCAATAATACCCTACTAGCGTTTACTGCAGATAGCTCTTTTACAATGGTAGCTTCCGCGTTGAGTGCGAGATATACATCAAACTCTATCAATGCTACACCTTGGCAAAATATAACTGATTTGACATTTGATGGTGATAACTCACTCTATGTACTTGATTCTGATGCTAATAGCATTTATAAATACAACGCTTCTGGTTTTTTAACAAACGATAATATTTTAAAAAATAAACTCGTCTATACGTCGTATATTGGTGGTAAAGGTAACTATAATGATAATACAAAGTTTAATAAACCTAATAGTATTGCCTATTATGATTCTGAAATATACGTTCTCGATGCAGGTAATAGTTGTATAAAAAAATACGATACTAATTTAAACTGGGAAATAACATATCGGTTGTTTAGAGATTTCTTGCAATCGCCTCCGTTACAAATTGGTTTTAGTAAAATGGGTGTTCCTTTTGTACTGTTAGCTAACAATCAATTAATACAGTATAGTAATGATTTTAATACTAAGCAGATATACAGTGTAATACCTCTTTCAGGTGATAATAGTACTATAAAAAAATTTACTTTCTCTTCATCAGACTCTAATGTATTATATCTTTATTCAAATAATTACGTTTATAAGTGTTTAATTAGCGATCCGGCAGATTTTATTGGTAGATATTCTTTAAGTAGATTTCGTGTTAACACCACAGAGACAATTAATGCAGTGGCTTCAGTACCTGTTGTGTTTAACAATCAACCGAGTGATTGTAACTTTATCTTAAGTACTGGCGGAGCTGGTGGGAAAATATGTTTGTATTATGATAACATAAATACAGTCAGCGTTCTTGCGGATGAAGAATTTGACGTATACCCGCTAGACGTTATTAAAATTAACCCCGATGAGTATTTACAGAATTGGGTCATTAATAAAGCTATTTCTAAGTTATTGTTAAATCACATGAGATTGCGCGATAATATTGTGGAAAAGCTTATCTATAAAAAAGATATTATATCAGGTGATGTATTGCTTTCAGGTACAAGGTATTTTGTACCGAGTGAGATGGATACAATGGCTTTTCATCAGGAGATTACAAATTATATAGGAATAAACGAAATATTTCAAAATACAACAGTTAACCGCCCGTTCGAATATATATACAACATTCAGATTAATCTGTTGAATATTCTACAAGCGGAAAAGCAAAATTACTTTGATTTATATCAAATAGCGTATTTTTAATATTGTTTGATTTTAATGTTCTTTTACTAAATAATAACGATGGCAATACCAAATATCACATCTGATACAATAATAAAGCTTTTAGTTAGACGTGGATTAGACACAGATCGTGTAAAAACTACATTAGCTAATGGTGAGTTAGGGTATACTACAGATGAAAAGCGTCTCTTCGTTGGCGATGGATCAACTCCAGGCGGGAAATTAGCTGGTAATCTCGGTGGCGTTGCAGCAAAAGGAAAAGAAAATCTTGCAACATATTCCCCACAGTTTATACCACGTTCTGGTGATCTTTTATTTGAGCAATTCGATAGTAATGGGAATAATTCCAATATCTTGTTTATCTACGGTAACCAGCAATGGGTAAATGTACACCCTGTTTATAGCCCTGCTTTCTCGTATAACGGTATAGCAGGAAACACTTCAACTGGTGGGTTGGGATTTAATAAACAATATTTTAACTTAGATACTGCTACAGGTTATTTTGGTATTGGTACTACAGTAGCTCCTCAAGCTAAACTTGATGTCAACGGCAATGTAAATGTAAGTGGTAATTTAACTGTACCGACTGCGAATTTAACGCAAGGTTACGTAACCAATAGCATCAGTCAGTCCACTCAAATAACTAACAAACTCTATGTTGATTCAAAGTTTTTACCGCAGTCAGGTTTTTATTCTTTAATACAACCCTGGGTACATACAAATTTTGTAAATGTTAGCGGTGATACTATGACCGGTAATTTAGATCTCGGTCTTAATAATTTTGTAATTCTTAGTGCGGCTCCTGTTAACCCCAAGCACTCTACAAATAAACAATACGTTGACGACTTAGTTGCCGATGCTATTGGTACTTCATCAGCCTTTGGTAGTTCGAGATTTGTTCCTATATCAGGAGGCGCTGTGGTACGCGGTCCGTTGACGTTCTCACCTTCAATTAACAGCCCAGGCGGGCCTGCGATATACATATCACAAACAAACAATCAACAGGTTGTATTTAAAATCGACGATACCAAGCTTAATACAAAGCCACTAATCGTTGACAACTATGGTGCTGTTGGCATAGGTGATACCCCGCCATATGGTGGTCGGACGCAACTATCTGTGTTTGGTAACGCTAGTGTAACACAATTATTGACTGCGGCTAATATTGTTGCTGGTAACTCGCTCGGTGTCAACATTAATACACCACTTACAAAGGCACATATCGGTGGCGCGCTACGTGTTGATAGTGAGACGGTTAGTCCGTATACACAATCGGTTAATAGTCAATCCTTACAAGATGTAAATTACCGTACAAATACATATCTTGTGCTGCCCGGTGACCCAGCAGGAGCTGCTACTGATTGGTGCTATCTACGTCAAATAGGTAGCGGTGATTACTACACTCTTTCTTTTGATTTATTTGATAATCCAAATTCAAATACTTCAGGACAAGCTTTTGCTATACGTAACATTAATGAAACGACATCTACGACACAAGTTTTGACACGTTTCTTAATCGACGGTGTTGGTAATATCGGTATTAACACCAATGCACCGACTCAGAGATTAACCATTAATGACGGTAATATTCTTCTCAATACTAATAGTACAGGGTTATATTTTACCGATGCAAGTAATTCGCATCCATATATGGTAATGCAGGGTGATAATAATTTTGTATTTTACGGTACTAATTCTACTGGTGGTCAAAGACCGATTTGGAGTGTGTTCCAACGAAGTGATAGCTCTACCTTTAGAATTAATACGTCAGCTTCTGTATCCGGCTCTCTTAGTACCACCGGTAACTCGGTTATAGGTGGTAATTTAACCGTCAGTAATGGACTAGCAGTAAACAGTGGTGGGTTAACGGTTAACGGTACGATAAACGCTACTGGTGATATTACAGCATTCTATACTTCTGATGCACGTCTGAAAGATAATATCAAGCCTATTACCTGTGCGCTAGAAAAAATTGATAGTATACAGGGTGTGGAGTTTGATTGGAATCACGAGCTCTCCGATCATACAGGACATGATATCGGTGTACTGGCTCAAGAAATAGAAGAAGTGTTGCCTGAAGCTGTAATTACACGTGATAATGGCTATAAAGCAGTTCGTTATGAAAAGCTAATACCTCTTCTTTTACAAGCCGTAAAAGAACTCAAAGCTCAATTAGCATCAAAGTAAATACTTAAAAAATGGCTAATAATACCAACCCTCTTCCGTTGAGTGGTAACGCTATTTCACTACAAGAAATAGCAGATGCTTTTTATTTATATAAGACATATACCGATGGTAATGCTACCACCATCGAAGATTATTATGGTGACTTAATTAAACAGCAGTTTGATTATTTACCACCATCGCTGCCTGTTCCAACAACTACTGAACGTACGATTAACATTGGATCATTTCACGGTAAGCAGATAATACTACCTATTAATCTTACTATCACAACAACTGTAAATAACTATAATTTATTCGATAACGCGAATGCTGCGGCTTTATCAAAGTATGGAATTGGTCTCACCACCGCTGATATTCCTTTTTATATTACATTGACTAATAAAAGTATTATTACATCCACTAGTATCAGTGCACCAGCACTCGATATTGGTAAAAGCTCTGACAGTACGAAAATATTTAACAGTCGGACAGTTATCTTTCTGTATAATGATAGTACGGGTACGATAGTCGGTGCTACAGATACAACGCCAGATAGGTATTTTGCAAGCGATGGAACTAATGGTCATGCTACGCAGACATTTACTGTAAATGAAGGAGAGACAAGTGTACGATATAACCTTGCAGGTGCAGGCGGTTATGGAGCAGGTGGTGCTCAAACTGATTGGAAGGCAGGCTATACTTACGGTGGTCATGGCGGTAACGGTGAACTTTTAACAGGGTCATTAGCTGTGTCGAATAATGATATCATTACATTAGAACGTGCCACTTTAAAATTAAACGGCACTGTTGCAGTTGCTGCAGGTAACGGTGGTTCAGCAAACGGCGGTAATAACGGTGGTTCTGCAGGTAACGGACGAGGTGGGGGGGGAGGATCAGGTGGTGGTCCTAATGACGGTCGTGGTAAAAATCCTAGCTCAGGTCAGCCCGGAGCACCTGCAGGTGGTAACGTATCATATACACCTAATTTACCCGGAGGACCTGCAATACGTCTACTTTTCCCTGTAACAGTCGTCAATAACGGTAAAATAACCGGGGGTTATGGTAATCAAGGAATAGCAGGGATCAACGGCTATTCTATTGTAAATAAACAATATCTTCTCGGTGGTAATATAGGTGGTAGCGGGGTTGTATCGGGGCCCTACGTTTAAGCATTGCCATTTCGTGTATGTTTTTTAAATATATTATATGAAAAAATTAGCTCTTATTGCTTTGTTTTTTATTAATGGCTGTACAATATATACTGAAAAACAATCCGAGGCATTGAGTCAAAATGTTTATGCAACAAACGATGCCCTTGATAAAGCGAGGGTTGATTTAGCTTGGTTTTATTCAAACGAATCGACAAAATTTATTAAAATACCGAAGAGCCGTATAGTGATCAATTCGATATACGAATCAAACAATGCGTCGAATAAACAGACTGTGGAATCAAAAACACGCGTCGTTGTTGTACCGTCACAGTATAGAAATGATAAAGTAGTTGTTGTTGGGTCTGAAGAGTATCAGAATCTCTTGAAAGACCGTGAAATAAAAAAACAGCTTGAAAAAGATAATACTAATATGAGTAATCAACTCAAGATTAATGAGCAAGAGTTACTCAAGCAGCAAAACATGCACGATAAATTGGTACAGGATTTAAACCATCTACAGTCCCGGGTCTATAAAAAAGACGCAATAATCTTAAAGCTTATTATTGCTCTTGGTATTACATGGTTGTTAATAGCAGGGTACCTCTATCTTAGAATTAATAGACTGCTCTTCTTTTAATACATTGTAATAAATATTTTTGTATGCTTGAAGGACTTGCAAATGTCGCACGATCAGCGGTTGCTTTTCTTCAAAACGGAAAAGCACCTCCAAATACACCGGCGTATTTGGAAAAAAAAATGGAAGATACTAATCACTTAGCTTCCAAAAAGTTTTTTATAATAATGACATCGTTACTCATTATAGTCTCGATGTTCTTTATAGCAGTTGGTATTTTGTTTTTTATTCCAAAAGATCATGATATAGTTATAACAACATATGCAACAATTTTTACAAAGATTATGGAGCAAATTGCTCTTGTTATTTCTGTTTACTTAGGTGCTCAAGGCCTTGTTGACATTAGATATAACAGTTCTTCTAATGCAAATGTTTCTGGAGAAGCTCAATCAATACAAGAAACTACTAAAGAAGAAAAAAATATTAATGTAAATGAACAAGTTTTGTCTAATAACGCAAAAGAGGCTGACTATATAATAGAATGAAAACACCATCTCCTGAAACATTAAAGCTATTGCTTGATTATGAAGTAGGGGGCGGTAAGCCATACTACGATAAATATCTTTCTAAATTTACTTGGCCTGGCGGAGCATCAGGTCCTACTATCTGTATCGGTGTTGATTGTGGTTATTATACAAGAGATGAGCTATCTGCAATATTTCATTTTTTAGCAGATGATCAGATTAAACTAATACAGGGTGCTAGTGATAAAACAGGAGCGAGCGGTAAGGAATATACAAAAATATTGAGAGAGGCAGGCATTACTGTTTCCTGGGACCAGGCGACAGAGATATTTGAAACACTCACTTGGCCTAAGTTTACAAAATTAGCAGAAAAATCATTTCCTGGTTTAGATAAGCTATGCGATAACGCATATGGAGCTATCGTGTCATTGGTTTTCAATCGTGGAAATAGTATGACAGGAGATAATAGGTTAGAGATGCGCAATATAAGAGACTTAGTACCTTCAAAAGACTATAAAGGCATTGCTAAAGAGCTTAGAAATATGAAAAGACTTTGGAAGGGAAAAGGATTAGACGGTCTTATTGAAAGACGAGAGGCAGAGGCTAAATTAGTTGAAACGTGCGCTTAATAATCGTAAATAATATATAATGAGTAATCTCATAAACGAGTTTTTTGATCTTAATAAACCGTGCCCAGATAAAATTCCTAATTGTCAACAACTTAGAGACGAATACCAGAAAGCACTTGACGAGAAACGTGCATCTAGATGTAGTGCATGTGAAGAGCTTAAAATTAAAACAAAATATATGGAGATAGCCTGGAATGCATTTATAAATACGATTTAAGCTATTTTTTTATTAACGTATCTATAGTACCTACAAAATTTTGTTATATACGCACGCTCAAATTGTCGTGCATCTATTTCGTGTTTATTACGGTAATATGCGTTTGTGTTGTCTTCAACATCTTCATCTGTATAGTTAAACTCTGATACGCCTACCTTGTATATACGAGATTGCATCCAGTGCCTAAACTCGTGTAAAAATGTCTTAAATATCTCTATCTTTTTTTGCTTGGTAGAATATACCCGAGTATACGGTTCATCGCATATATGTATCTTATCAGTTTTAAAAGTATAAGTGCTTTGTTTGCCTCCGTATATAACCTGGATAGTAATTACTTTACGCCGAACTGTTAGAGATGGTTCGAATTCAGCAAAGAGGAGCGTTATTGCAGTTTCCATAGCGTGTACATCAATATCATGCTCTTTAAACCATGGTATTGATTTTTTTGTAGGCTTTAACTTAAATACAACCATAGAGTCTTGATAATTAGAGATTACACCTATAATATATAATATAAATGGAAAATACAACTACAAACAATGATATTATTGAAGTTATTACCGATCTCAATGTTTCGGATATTAAAAGTATTGATCTTATTATCGATAAATGTTTGCAAATAAATGTTTTTGCACAAGAGAGCATAGAAGACGTTAAGCAATTGTCTGTAAAGGTAAAGATCTTATTACAAAACCTAGAAAAACAGCTATAACGTACGTTTTTAGGTTATTATAGAGAATTAAATATTCTATAATGACGGGAATAGTCGCAATAGCTTCTATATGCGAAGAGTTTACAGAAACATTGCTTGTTGATAGCAAAAAGAACAGTATTATCGTTAATGTTAGCAAGCAATGGTTTAGTACGCTCAATCAACGCTTACTCTCTATGCAGTGTAAGTTAATACATAAGTCTCCGATTAATAATGGATACACATGTACGTATCTTTATGTAGGAAGATAGTAGCATTCCATGTATAGTGATGATAATATCATATTATGTTGATTTTTGATCCTATCTCGCATTTATATAAAAATGAATTTACCGGTGAGTTATATATTTCTGCTACTACATTAATACATAAATTCAAAAAGCCGTTTGATTCCGATCTTATGGCAAAACGGGTAGCGAAAAAAGAAGGTACAACTGCTGAAGAAGTACAAGCGCGCTGGAAAGAAGATAACAATAAGAGTAAGGATTACGGTACTGAATTACATGCAGCTGTTGAGCAATATTTAAAGACTGGTATAATAGGAGACCAAAAATATCAAGAATTTATACAAGCGTACCTCGATCTTGATGTTGTTTCTCGAAAAGATGATCTTTTAATCGAGCATAAATTACATTCACATGAATATAAAATCGCAGGCACGGCAGATTTAATACGTCTAGAAAAGAATGGAGGCTTTAGCGTGTTCGATCTAAAGACTAACAAGCGATTTAATTATCATAATCAATATAACGAGTATTTATTACCACCTTTACAGCATTTAACAGCTAGTGAGTACTCAATCTATTCTATTCAGCTTTCGCTTTACGCGTATATGTTTCAAAATATGACAGGTAGACGTGTTAATAGTATCGGTGTTACCTATTACGATAGGAATACCAAAAAATTTACATATTATCCTATGTCGTTTATGAAATATGAGATAAAGGCTATACTCGATTATTACTCCACATTATGAAATTTATAGATCTAATACTACAGAATAGTCAAATAAAAGAAGCTAAGCTATATGGGCCTTCTAAAAAAGCGTCCGAGCGACCAGAAACAGGGATTACGATACAAAATACCTCAGCTTTTTATGTTATTAAAGACTGTGCAACGCTTGCAAATAAATATCTACCACATTTTGTCTTCGGACACTACGCAAACCCTTTCGAAGTACTTAAAGATAAATTTACTCGCGATGATATAAGTGAGTTTGTTGCTGAAGCTAATTCCGATATAGTATTGAATCAGCTTTTAACACTTATTTTAGAAAAAATTAATAAATCTACAGCTATATCTAATATTCAGCCTACAATAAACACAAACACTACAAGCAATTCATCCGATCCATACGGTGACTACGAATCTTACGCATTAGCTCAACAGCAAGCACATCCGCAGGATACGGTATCGCTTCTCTGCGCAGCTTTTAATGCGATTTAATAAATATAATATAATGAATTTAATAACACCGTTTCTTAAAATACAAAACCAGCTAAGAATTTTTCACTGGCAAACGAAAAGTTACGCACAACACAAGGCGTTTGGTAAAGCGTATGAGTCATTAGACGACTTAGTTGATCAATTCGTAGAGGTATATACAGGAAAGTATGGTAGAACGAAAGCAAATATTAAATTTAATATTGAATTAGATAATTTATCAGGTGATTATATTAAAATTATTGATTCATATATTCATTATTTAAACGAATTAACGAACCAGCTTAGTGATATTGATACAGACTTACTCAATATACGAGATGAAATGTTGGCTGTATTGAATCGTCTTAAGTATTTGCTGTCGCTTTCTTAATATTAAAAAGTTAAATTCGCACCAAGTGTGGTTTTATATAGCGTGTCGAGTTCTTTTATAGTGTTGGTCGCTGTTTCAGGGGTATTTGGATAAAGAGAAGCTGTATTACTACGGTATACTAAAGCGAAAGCTATATTACCAAAGTAGCCACCTCTTGCAAACGGATCATCACTATATGTACCAAACATTAAATTGCCTGTCGTCGTTGCAGGTACTGTGGTAATATCAGCTACGGTGTCTGTTGTTGAGATAATAGAACCGTTCTGATATACAAGTGCTGTCTTGTAATTGGAGCCGATAACTCCATAAGAGTTAAAATTAGTACTCGAATTAGCAGTAAGAGTCGTCGTGGTATTAATAAAATCATATTCACTTACACCGTTTCCGTTGTTTGGTATAATCCAAACCCATCTTCCACTTAAACTAGGACCAGAAGCTGTCATAAGTTGCTGAATAGAGCCTTCATCTGCTGTCGGAGCTTGTGCAACAACGTAAGAAAGCATATGCTTGTACGCAAAATCGCTATTATTACTATTAATTCTACCACTATTCTGATCACCGCTATTACCGACTAATCTGACTCCATTTACCGTCCATGCATATTCTCCGTAAATTGTAGCGCTTGATCCTTGCGTCATGCCACCGAGTGGGTATATTGTTGTGCCTACGCCTGCGTTTTGATCGCTTATCATTGGCCAGCATATAATATTGTTCCAAAAGCCTAGGCCTAAGTTACGCTTTATGCCTGTGACGAAGTCGTTTATTGCCTGCCGGCTGCGTACATCAGATACACCTGCGCGTAGTATATATTCCCATGCGTCAGCGTCATACGCTGTAATGTCGCCTATTTGACCATTACCGAATGTGTATGTGAATAGTGATTGGGTTTTATCTACAAATCCTGTATTATTGCCAATAACAGCGAAAGTATCGAAGTAAGGTCCGACAGATGGGTTTAAATCAGTATCGCGATAGTTTTGGAAATTTACATGATATGTGTCGGTAGTAGGCTTATGTAACGTACATGCAATATTTGCTATTTCGTTATTGATATACTGGAATCTGTTTGTAACAATGTAGAAACAGTTAGCAGCATCTTTTGCTAGATATGTTAATGTATAGTACCCTGTATCGTCGCTATAATTTAATACAGGCTTTTCGATTTTAATAATATCTATTTCAACACCAGCTCCAAAAAGCGAGAATACTTGTAAATCAGAAAACTGTAAATCAGATGTATTTTTCTTTGGATAAATTTGCGTAGCATGGTTATTACTCAAATCAATTCTATATATAATGGGATATATAACCTTATAGTTTGTAGCACTCGAGCTATCGGTTAATAGCGTCGTCTTACAAAATGTAAGCATATTGTCATGTTCATCAAACCAAACGCTGGAGAATTTTTCAAACGCAGGTAACGTATTACGGTTAAACACGTTATTATTAGTTTGTGCACCAATTATATGCGAAGTGTCGTGGTCAAAACTTATTTTTTGAAAAACTAAATAGTTTTCAGTTTCGAATTGAATAATATCGTAGTAAATATCAAAGTTAATTAACTTGTTTTTTATTTCGTCAGCGGCTTCCGTTGTAAAATTAATAAGCAGCCCGCTAAGTGCGGAAGAGACAGGGCTAATTTGGGTGCTATTATTATTTCTAAAATAAAATGAACCATATTCCGCTGTGCGTGTTTTATACAAGGTATTAGGTACAGTTTTTAATGCTGATAGCGATAAATCGACTATAGTATCTTTGTTATTCAGGCGGAGATCTTTAAAGTTTGACGGTTCAGCATATGAATACGAATATGGTTCAGTTACAACAAAATACGGGCACCGAGGACATGGTTCTTGATTTGTTATATCGATAAAAGCACTACCATCATATTCTGTAATTCCTGTATATGTATTAGGGTTAATTAAAAAGCTCCCTGGGTAACTAGCTGTTGAAATACGATACGGTGCTTCGTAATTAACAGCACCGTCAGCTAGTTCATTGTAGTAAAATATAGATGAGGTTGGATTAAAGTTAGGGTCATCGCTCGGTATATCAGGTAGCGGGGCACCAGTCTGCTTAACGAATGTAAAGCCGTCTTTTATTGAGCAATTATATGTACTATCAGCGATGGTCCCGAGATTATCAAAAACATATCCAGCGTTCGATATGAAGTCATACGATTCAAGCACTATAGCATCATTATCGTCTTCAAATGTATTAGGTGCTACACTTGTTCTTAACGTAACGCCGGAGAAATTAATATAAGTGCCGTTTAATTCTGGTAGATTGGTATAAATCGGTCCACTAGCTATACTATAGTTAAAATCATAATCTTGACCACACAGCGTGTCTTTAAATGTATAACCATCGAGTATAAAGTCGATAGCGCTACTTATTTTTGGCGTTATAGTAAATTGTTTACCGGTACCGGTTTTATAAAGCCCGTATTCGTTGCCATATATGTCAGTCTTGTACTGAAAAAGTGTTTTGTCGTTAAATGTTAATAATGTACCAATACGCTGTTCTATAGGATAACGATTAATCGGGGATAACGTGTATATATCAGGATTTGACCATATGTCGTTTAAATCACCGGTGAAGAAGCTCTGCGAATCCGTATATCGCGAAAGACCGAACTCACTAGTATTTAATGACTGCTCACGAGATTGATATGCGCGAAATGTCTGTAGATACGGGTCAGATAATACTTCACCAGCGCTATACTGATTAGAAAAATCTATTTTATTAAAATAATTATTTTCAGAAAATATAAACGGCGTGGTAAAGTCAACTTTCGTGTTACCGGATACGTTGCCGTATTTCTGTGGGTCGGGGAAATAATACAACGTACCGGGTTGTAGCTTATCAATATTTACTTGCGGTGTAAAATCAAAATTAGTAAAATTTACTAAACCAATTTTATCGGGTTTAAAAAATAGCCCTAACTCCTTGCCGGTTTTAAAGAACTCTTCACTGGGTACTGCAGCTATAGATGGATATCTTCTATTAAGATAGTGCGCGTACACATTATCCGCTGTAAATAACTGACCAGACGCATATGTGGTTCCTGTTGATGTGGCAGATGTTGTTATGTAATAGAAATCTGAACCAGCATATTTCTTAGTTATAGAAGCTTGAGTCTGTAAATTAAGATTTGTCCGTTGACCGTCGTTAATTGTACTAATAAAGTCGCTATCCTTGAGGAGTGTTAGTTGCGATGAATCAACAAGTGGGTCTATTGTAAAATTATCACCAAGTTCAGCCAAATAAAAAGGATACGATAATATTGCACGAACGATACTTTGATTAATATTGGTAAATAAATTTGGGTCAATATCAACCTGGTTTAATTCAAAATAATCTTTACGTAGTCCAGTAGTTATATTATACGCGGAGGATGGTAAAAGTGTACTAACATCTCGATAATCAGGGTATGTGTCGTATACATCTTCTACTTCTATGACGAGATTATTCAATATACTAGAAAGAGAGGTCTTATAGGTTGTAAGTGTAGTAGCAACATCATGTGACTCTGTTGCTTTAGCGAAGCTTGAATACAGCAACGTTTCGATACCAACGTTTGATCCTTTTAAATTATACTGAACAGCAGCGGTTTTAGCATCTTCACGTAACTCGCTATAGTACAAACAGATATTTTTTATTTTTTTTGCAAAAAACGGTACTGCTATAGCGAGATCTCGACTATTTGATAGGTCTAAATTTAAAAGATATCGTTGCTCGTCATTACTCGTATAATTAATAATAACATTATTAATAAGGTCTAAATAATATTGCTGCACACCGCGCGCTGCGTCTTCACGAGACATTCCCTTAGCTTCATACCAGTTGTTTAAATAGAGCTGGTATCGATTTAAGAATTTATCCGTTGATGTAAAAACCTGAGTATTACGTTGCAGCCATTGAATGAAAGTAAGTGGTTTGTCATTATCGATAGGATGCGTAGGGGGGGTTAGGGATGTAATTGAATCATCTAACCGTCCATCAATGAATGTCAGTGGTTCCGCCATAACAATATTTAGCTATTATATGTAATGTTGGTAGCGGAAGTAAATAACCGGAAGCCTTTTGTTAGTTCATAACTTAACATATTCTGTATAATACCGTCATCTACACTCCAGTCGGTGTAGGAGCTATTCTGTGGTGTAAGGGTGGTCATGGGATTATACCAATCAATGATATAATCGTAAAAGGTATTATTATTGTTAGAAATATATTCATAAAATTCATAATATTCACTAATAGCTGATCCTGTTACTGTATTGGGTATTACCAGAGGCCATCCCCAGCTAGATGTATATGCGGATAACGGGTAGCCTGTAATAGTATCAGTTATTGTTAGTATGGATGATGTTATGGTATTTGTATTTACGAGTGAGTAAATACCTGAGAATCGCTCATAAGCAACGACAGGTTTATCAAAAGAAAAAACACCAGATATAGGATCAATTCTAGAGCCTAAATTTATACCGTACGTATCGTTTGATGCTATAGTTCCCTGTTTATTAAAATTGCTTGCGTATTTATTTTGCGTTCCCCATAGATTACTCTGCTTAATAGATAAAAGATCAACAAGGCGCTTGATTTGTGGGGGGTAAAGATAATTATAATCTTGATAGTTAATACTCAGTTCATTACAGAAAGAAATGAGTGCATCGATGTTGCTCTTATCAATGTCAGATCTATTATTAACGAAGTTGCTTATTTTTTCGTAAACAGTTTTTCCTAATTCGTATGGTTGAGCTGAAAAACCACCGACAATTGTACCGAGGAACTCATTAAAAAATACTTGTTTATCTAAAAGTGTTTCTTGATATCGTAATGAATTATAAAAACTAGCTGCGTTCCAATCTTCATTTATTTTAGATACGTTATACTGACCTGTTGATGGAAAAATGTTGAATAATGTTGATGAGCCTGTAATTGTTCTTATTGTGCTAACAGGTGCAGAGTATTTATTAATCCAATGATACCCGTTCCAATCACCTAGTGCTTGAAATTGCTTTTGACCGCTACTGTAATTAACTGCTGATACGGCAGGTAATATAACATCTGGATATGTTAATTTAATACTATAACTGTAACTTAAATTCGTGGTCGGTGTTTTAGCACTAGCGTCAATTAAATAAAGCGCTTTATCTGCGTTGTTTATTACCCAAATATTATTACCAGTATCGCATGTTATTCCACCGATGTTAGAGTTATAATTATTTTGTATGTTATTACCGGCACCGGCGGTAAAATCTGTACGCGTGCGTGTCACACCATCGACGCGTGTTATTGTTTCGCGGTTGTGTGAGATCCATGCGTTTTGATTACCATCAATGGTAATATTATTGATTAATTTAAAGCCTGAAAGCGGATAACCTGTAACAATATTTCCGTATGTATCAAACTTATAAAGCAAATCGTTAGCTGTGGTAAATGAGTCGCGTACCACATTGAGGTTCTGAGCTGTCACCCAAACAAACGTATTTCTATCTATACAAATTTCATCAGGTACAATAAAATCGGGAAATTTATATTTGTATAATATATCAGCGTTAAAGTCAAAATTATCTACACCTCTATATTTGATTAAAAAGTTATTAACAGGATGACTGTACGATATCCAGATATTGTTATCATGATCAGCGTCTATAGAGCTGGGTAAAATAGTACCGTCGCCGGCAAAACCGCTATAGCTTGAATAATCACTCGACGTGAGCATGGTTTCAGTAAAGTCAGGGCAAGCAACGTTAACTGCGTATCCATTTGTTGTGTCAAATTTTAATGCCGAGCCGCTATCGATAAGTGTTACCCATATATTATTCTGCCCGTCGAGTGTAATATAGTTCGGCGTAGCAAAGAAGCGATTACCCTGATCGTCGAGACCTCTATAATCAATATACCGTATCTGGTGGTTTATTAGTGTTGGTACGCTCGAGAGTGAAAAATAGTAAACCGGCTCGTTTGTGTCTTGACTATAGTAAAGAGGTTGTAATATACCGTTGTAGTCAATACGAGAAATGCGGTCGTTTATTGGATCACCAATCCAAGTCTGATAATCGTCATCGTAACCGGGTCCCTGTGGTGCCATAGCGATAGCATATGTATTACTGTCATTAATATCGATTAACGGTTCGTTATTTGTAAATGTTACAGTTTTATTACCGTCTAAGCCGTTGTATGTTTCTTGGCGAAGTATTCTAAAAAGAGAACTATACTGCGGTATTGCTATCCAACCAACAAGTGAATCTTTTTGATAAAAAGTCGGTTCTACAATAGTTATACCGGCAGTGAGTATGCAGTTTTGTGAAGATTGTGACGCTACAAAATATCCTTTATAAAAGCTACCAATTGATTGTGGTGCTTCAGGTGTAAAATCTTCGTAAAATGTAACACCCTGTACGGTACTTGTATCACCGCTTTCATTAATTTGTACAACACCGAGTTGAACATTGTAGGATGTAAGTGGTGAGGTAGAATTATTTACAACACTTGAGGACGAAAGCGGTGGGTAATTCTTGGTTGTATATCCGCGTTCATCTTTTAACTTTATTAAAAACGGTATTTGTGTTTCTTGCCAACTAACGTACGGTATATTAAAATTTGTAGCTGATAATATACCTTCACCGTCGATCCCAGTTGTTGTGATACTTAAACGGTTAGCAGGGTTAAAGCGTGTCTTAATTCCAGGAAATACTATAGGATCGGTGTTTTGTATACCATACGGTGGGTAATTAACGGTGTCGAATATATTTCGGCTCTCCGTTAATGCGTCATTAAATTTAGAACTATCAACAGTTGCAAAAATAAAAACTGGGTGATCTTCTGTGGTTAGATTTCCGGGTACATCATCAGTATAGAGAAACTGGCATGTACCTGTTGTACCTACAAATACACTACCTTGATCGCTTTGATTACAGTATTGTAGCGTATTATCTACAATGCTAACAAAAAGCTGTGTTTGCTGCGCTGTTAGACTATTAATAAGTGTATAGCTTGTAGTTCCGTCGTCACTTGTTTCTTGCTTATAAAATCTACTGAGCGGACGAAGATGCAGCCACTTATCATATGATGTTTGTTTGAGGTAATTGTAATCGCCTCGGGCTCCGGATGCATATAGATTGATCGTAAACCCGGTTGCGCTTAGCGCGTTATAATTTTGCCAACTGTAATTTGCGTTAATTGTAAGTGGGCCTATCAACCTACCAACTGGTACATCGTAAATAAAACTTTTGTAATCTTGAAACGTAATTTGAGTAGAGATGTAATCGTATACGCTAATAGAGCATGAATATATATTATCGTAAGCGTTACCATAGCGATCAAAAACAGTAAGCGATACGTCGTATTTACCGGGCCACTTAAATCTATGTGTAGGTGATATATCAGTAGAAAATTCACCATCTCCAAAATCCCATCGTAATGATTTATTTGAAATAATGTTATCGCCTGATAACAAGCTTGACGTGGTAAAGTCGGGTGTAAAGGTTAGTGGTGTATTTTCAAGTGTATACGTTGAAACAGCGCTTGTATTAGTGTAGTCAAGCGCGTCAAATTTAACATACGTATAGTTATTGTTAGGCATTTACGTTAAACGGTTTGCAGCTGTTGAAGTGATGGTGTAATAACTGTAATTTTATTTGTAAAATTTAGCGCGTCCTTAAGATACGGAAATTTAAAATAAGGGAGATTGAAGTTTTGAGCGTGTATAGCTATATCTGTATACGCATAAACAGGATTATAAATTAAAAGACTTACACCTGGTACGGTTATTGTCTGACCGTTAATTACACGCTGCGTAGCTACACTCCGTACACCGTTAATAGCGAGTATCTGATTTGTTAGATCAGTTATTTGTATGGCGAGACCAAGATTATCGTTTGTTGTAGCAAAATAATTCGTAAATACCTTTGATACTAATTGCTTGATTGTAATCGGATCTGATTGTGATGTTGGGTCACGTGTGATAATTAGTGATGTGGTGTCGCCGATATTCGGTGTGAGCGGTTCAATACCATCAGTGATACCGAGATTAACTTCTACGTACACAGGATCGTTAATAATTATCTCTGTTGTTGTTAATTTGACGTTAGTGAGACTGTTTATAATAAGTTGTTTTTGCGCAGCGTTGAGATAATTGACTCTTGTTGTAGCAGACGATGTTTTGACGAGCTTTGGTACTGTGTAGATGTAAACATTGTTAAAATTCGACGAATCTGCAAATTTTGCATGACTTAATAACACTCTTGAGTCAAGATTTGGTTTTGTTACACCGATATCAAAGAAGTATTTTAAATGACCGGTTAAATAATCCCAGTTGTTGACAACCTGTGTAGAGACAATTATATTGCTGAAGTTTGTAGAAATATAGTGATTAAAATCTTCTGCTGTAATTAATCTATACTGGCTCTTAAAAGCGTTTTTTGCATTATTCTGAATATTCGACACACTCTCAATGTCAGCGTAGCTTGTAGATGTGTCTGTGTTTGCAAAGCTTATGCTTGTAGCTTCAGCAGGTGTTAAAAATTGAAGATTTGGTGATGTTGTGTTAGCAAGTATTGCGTTATAGCGTGCGGTGTTATAAAAGTAGAGCTGTTTGCTGTTGAGGAGACCTGGACCAACTTCACCCTGTTTACCGCTTGATTGTAGGTAATAGACTGCAACCTGCGATCCTGGTTGTAATTGCTGACCGTTGATGCTGTTACCAAATTTTATTTCATATCGCCCGCTTTCATTTAATCGAATTTCGTATTTTAATGCGTTGGATTTCTCTAAGAATAATGACGGCGTTGGTGTCCATTTTTGCCAAATAGCCCCGACATCAGGTGTTTTAACGTAAACGCTTGTATTAAAATGATCAATAATTACATTAGCTCCGTTACTACCGACTACCGTTAGAGTAATAGTTTCAAATGGCGCGCCTGTCGCTGTATATGTTGGATATTCAACAAATGTACCTTGATATAATACGTTATTTTCTTGTAGATCAGTTAGTGTACCTGCCGTTGCTGTAGAATTAGTAAACGTTATATCGTTATTAAACGAATACACTGTACCGTTAATATTAAAGTATGAAAACCGAGGAATCGTATAAATTCCTACAGGTAACCCACCGTTCGACGAGGCGTTGAATGGTAATACTGCTGTTTGCGCACCAATTGGATTATATCCAATAAGCTTTACGATCTTATTAATATTTTCGTATAGTTCAGCAGTTGAAAATGTACTCTCTGCACCTGTTCTGTTAAGATAAAACAAGAGCACATGATAGGCGTAGGCTATAATATCGATAACCGAGGATAGATTACTACCCTCGTATTTTTGATCTGTATAGGTGTTAGTGGAGTTTAAACGCTTTATGATTAAGCTTTTTAGGCTTAATGCGTCAAAAGCTGCATATCCATCTATCGGTAGATTAAAGTCGTCGTGTTGATTATTAGTTGCCATATATTATATTATTGTGTAGAGAAAGCAAACCCCGAGGTACTTAATATCCCATTTAACTGAAAGCTAGAGCTTCCTAATGTAGGGACGGTTATAACTATGTTTACTACATATTGATGATTATCAGGGTCTGCTAATACTTGCACTTTCTTAAGTGTAACGCGTGGTTCGAATGTAGTTGTACCCGAAGCAATTTGATTGCCTATGAGTTGCGCGGTGTTTTCACTACATTCTTCAAATATATATTGTAAAAGATTAAGACCAAAATAAGGATTAAGAATTTTTTGACCCGGTACAGTATTAAATAAATTTAATAATGAGTTTCTAATAGCTCCTAAATTATAATCGGCTTTTATGTCGATAATTTCCTCTTCTCGTTGAAGTTCATTATTCTGTGTATAAGCACCGAACGGCGCTTTACCGAAAACTGGTGTAAAATCTAAATGCATATCACAGTATACAAAGCCATTTGGTAGTGAAGCGGGTTTTTGTGATATAGATTGTAACTTAATAGTAGCCACGTATATATTTATACCGTTTTCTTCGTTTCAATATAATGGTTTATTGACACTAGAACAATAAATAATAATGATGAAGAAAAGACGTTTTATTGAGTTATATGAGAGCTGGTTATTAAGAAACAACCATAGTGGCTTTCTCGTTGGTGATATTGTTAAATTTAAACCAGATGCTCTTAAGCATGAATACGTAAAAACTCAATCAGATGAAATTAAAAAAGCGATAGAGCATCTCTTCAATTGTAAGGGTACCGTCCGCATTACCAATGTCATTAACAAATACCCTGCCGTATTCGGTGCAGGTAATAGTGATAATTTTGGGCCTAATTTTTCTGTTGAAGTCTCAGAAGACGAAGGCGGTGGTCGCCTAGGTACTAGTGCTGTTGTTCACGCTAACATGATTGAGCGTATCGATACTACACCTAATCTCGAGCCGGTACCAGATAAAGCAAAATATCAACCAAGAATCAATATCAAGCCAGTACCTGTAAAGGATGAAGCAGAAGAGGTACCTTTCTATTCACCAGCTCGTACACGTACTTCTGATATCGGTGGAGGTAAGCTTTCTAGCGGCGATCGAACCCTTAAAAATGTTAACGTAAAAATCCCTGCAACACCTAGCACCGGTGCTGCTGACCCTGCTCAGTATACAGCAAATTATCTACCTAAAGCTTAATATCAGAAAGCTGAATTAAGCAAGCGTAGCAGTTTAATTCCTGATCTACGCAAAAGGCTGATCTATACAAGTATTCAGAAATTGCTAATAGGTAGAGTCGCTTTAAATCTGAGTTCTTCTCCGCTTCATCAATATAGTTAAAAAGATTACGCAATAGTAGTACGTAATCAGAATTAAAAGTATGCTCACTTTCAATTAGCGCTTTGCGAAGGGTGTCAGTATTTTTTCTCTTCACCTCTCTAAAAATTAGCTCTAGTACTTTATTGTTTTTTGTATCTTGTAGGACGAGAGTACCGGAAGCAGAAAACTTCTGTAATTCATTAATACACTTGCGAAGATCAGGATATGTACCTTTTACGAACTCGACAAACTTTACCTTTTGATCTTCACCGATTGAGATACCTTCTTTCTTTAAGATAACCGCACACCTCTTTACAGCAGCATCGAGAGGCGGTGTTAGGTCAAAGCTCTGACAACGGCTTCTTAGAGCTGGTATGATTCTATAGCTATAATTCGCTGTAAGAATAAACCGTGTGATACCGGCAAACTCCTCCATCGTATTTCTTAAAGCGCGTTGCGCGTCAATAGAGAGTCCATCGGTTTCGTCTAAGATAATAACCTTTATCTTACCGTCAATGCTCATCGTCTGAGCAAACCCTGTCACTTTCGTTCTAATAGTATCGATACCGTTTTCATCTGATGCGTTGATATAAAGATATTGACAGCCGAGAATATCATTGACAATAATTTTAGCGCTTGATGTTTTACCTATGCCTGGTCCTCCAGTAAAGAGAAGATTAGGTATTTCTTGCTTATTCTTATATGACAGTAATGTATCACGTACATCGCTTGTGCAGATAAAGTCCTCTAATGTATGAGGCCTGTACTTTTCGCACCAAATATTATCAAAACTATAACTCATTTTATCGTCCGGAAGAACCAAATCCCTTTTCGCCTCTATCGGTCGTTTCAACCTGACCCCAAGCAACAGGCATATGAGTATTCATATAGATGACAAATTGTGCAATACGATCACCCGCCTTAATCTCATAGTCCACATCTGTATTATTGTATAATTTAATACCTGCATCGCCTCGATAAGCATTATCAATAATACCTGGGTGCGGTGTTATACCGTATTTAAACCCTAGACCAGATCGTGCTTCAACCTTAACCCAATAACCTTCTGGTATACTAGCAAACTTCAACCCTACGTTTACAATAGCGCTACCACGTGCCGGTATTGTTTTATCTTCTATACTATAAACATCATAACCGGTATCAGATTCGTGATTCTTAGTAGGAAGCTTGGCAAGATCGTGCGTCTTCTCAAACTTTAAAATAGGCAAGTATTGGATATTAGGATCGATTGACATATACTTTGTATAATAATATACCTTTAACTAAAATCAACCCCTAATAAATATATCGACAGTATGGACGATAAAACAAATAATGAAGTAGGTACTCTTCTTGATCAACTTCAAGCAGTTAGCTTAAATGCAGAGCGTGTACGTGAGGAGAGAGATCCTCTAAAAAAAGAAGACTTAGAAAATTTTGTTATAGAAAAAGGCGGTACCTTGGTCGAGGATGCCTTGGAGATGATTGCAACAGTTAAGGATTTTATTATCTCTGCTCCGAATGCTGAAGATGTAGGTGCGCTCGCTGATTTGATTAGATCGGCTTCTTCTGCTATTGATGCACTTAATCGTATAACAGTAACTGATAAAAAGTCTGAGACATCCATTAAACTAAAAGAAATGGACATTGCGTCGAGAAAGGAATTACAACGGTCGGATAACGAGCAGAAACTTCTAGCTACAAGAGAAGAAATATTTAAAATGCTTGTTGATAAAGCTAAGCCAATAGAAGCTGAAATAATCTCAGATAAGAAAATAAATTAATCTTTAATAAGGTATTATTTACCGGCCTTGTTATTATTCTGTGAAGCAGGTCCTTTATCGCACTTTGTAAATTCGTCATTAATAGCTTGCCAAATTTGATTAGGGTCAGGTACAAGGCTTTTGAGCTCGTCTTCAATATTGTGAAGTGCATTAATAATATTTGACGTAACGTCTTCATATTCTTTTTTAATATATTTCTCTATATCGTCTAATTTTGGAAATTTAATCTGTGTTAATTGTTTAAACGATGGTAGCTTAATACTAGGTGGTACGAAGTTACAAATAATGGCTTTGACTTGCTTCTCTAGAGATATCAATCCCGTTAAGCTTGTAGGTGGGCCGTTATGATATATATCTGTAGCAAGGCTAAAAATATTTGACAACGATCCGAGATTAAATTCACCACCTTGTAGAGAGGGTAAACTACCTTGTATATTAAGTACCTTAGCGGCTTGACCGATAAGGCCTTCGACTGATCCTATTGGGTTTTGTAATAGATTAGTTAAATTTGATGTTCCAGGTATTTGACCGAGAGCGTTTTGTGCAAATTTAAGTCCAGGTATTTTTGCGACTGTTTGTGTTATTTGTGTTGTTGGTATTACTTGATTCGCTAATCCTGTAATTGTTGTGCCTACGTTTATTTGTCCGTTATTATTGAATAGATTACTAAATGTCTGTACACCGCCTGAGGTAACAGTCTTTGTAAATTGTGAAAAACGAGTACCGAGACTATTTGCTGCTGCTGATGTACCAGATGAAAATTGTAAACCAGCGGAGTTTTGTGTCGCAGAGCCAGGTACTGATGATGGTAATCCAATACCGTTTTCAAGTTGTTTGAGTATATTGTTGCTTGCGTCGAAATTACGTGCATTACCTACTTGATTTATTTGTATGCTAATAGCGGAAAGTGAAGAAATTGCTCTGTATGCTGTAGACGTGTTAGTATTAATTTTCTTTCCCAATAAATCTACCATTATCCAAGTACCTTCCACGTTAATTTGATAATTTAAAGGAGCAATAAATTGTCTGTTACTATATTGGCCTTGCGTTTTTTGCTGTAATGCTGCGATACCAGCGGTTTGTGCTTGTGTAGCTGCATTGAGCGCTTGTTGCTGTGGTGAAGCAGCTAAAGTTTGCGCTGCTGGCGCTAGCTGTTTATATGGATTTGGAGATAACCCTGGTTTACCAAGAACATTATCAGCGTTTTCAAGATATGTTAAATTAGATGAAAAGACGTTAGTAGCCATATAGATTATGCTTTAGGTGGTATAGCAGGAGTAAAGCTTCCTTGTATCGCTATTGCATTATTACTGCGAGCTTGATAGTTTGCTGTTGCAGCTGTGGGTTTGAGATAACTTTTTGCAAAACCCACGGCTGCAGTACTCACGTCAGGTGCATTAATCATACCAGAATAACCACCTCTTTTATAGAAGGCCGGTTCTCTAAAGAGCGCTTCTATCTGTGTTTGCGCGGATACATTATTAGGCGATTCTCCTTTACTTACAGCATACGCTCTCATGCGCTGTAAGATATCTTGATTCTCACCGAGTAACCCATATCCTATACCTTGATCGTGTGATAAGTTTGTTCTAAATGATGATTCTTGAGCTATATTACCGCAAATAGCAGATGCGACCTGTCTTGCTTGAGCATCTGTTGCTCCTTGTTTTAGAGCTTCGTTGTATGCGGTATTATATGCTATAATTGCGTTTTGCGCATCTACTTTACTACTTAACCCTAATTGTTTTTTAACGAGCTCGGGATCTGCATCTGCTCCGAGATAAACTGATGTAGGTGGTGCACTGTTTGCTGTAGTGGTATATGTGGTTTCACCTGTTGTAGGATCGTATATAGCAGCACTTAATATACCACCTTGTTGTGATTGTAGATACGCAGTATGTTCTAGTGCGTATGCTGCTTGTGCGTCAGCTGCTTCTTGCGCTGCAATTTCCTGAGAAGCAGCTGCACTCTCTTCTGATGTTACAATAGTGAAATCCTTATCACTTGGTTGAATAGGAAAGATATCTCGAAGATTTAAAGCTGTCTGGTTACCGATATTACTCAAATACTGTATAAATCCGAATAGCTTTGCTTGCTTAAAAACGCCTGCAAGAGTACTCTTAAATGCGTCTAATTGTTTGTTTATATTTACAAACGTGGGTAAGTCGTTAATTAAATTTAATCCGTGTGATGTTGTTGCATCTGCTGCCATATTTTGCTGTAGAATAGGTGTAGTATATGCTATACCCATTAGATTACGTCTCATGACAACAGTGTTTTTTCTACTTAAATTATAAGCCAGGTTTCTTGCTGTAGCGCTGAGTTTATTGTCTATGGATGCAGAGTACGGTACCGGTACACCGTAATAATCTTGATTAATATCAAAAATAGGTAGTGTGGTATCGAGTTGTATATATTTTGAATTTACTATTGTACCTATGGTATCGCTTATGTTGTCGAAATACCCTTCTTGTTGATTGAAGGTACTGTTATTGAAGGCGTTTTGCGAAAAAAGAGATGCACCAGGTAATTGGTTTGTTAAAAGATTTTGACTATAGTATTCTGTTTTTGATTTATATGAAGTAATTTCTTTATTACTATAAGATAGTTTTTGATACCAGTAGAGAATACTTTCTAAAGGAAAGTCTGCCTGTCTGAAGTAGGTGTTTACCGCATTATTGTAGAAACCGCAAAGGGCAGTAATTACATCGCTTTGTTTAAAAGCGTTTCTGTAATCTATAGCAGCTTGTATTTCACCATCTGAAACAACTTCGGAAGGAAATATTTGACGTAAAGTTGTATAATCGGAAAGAGATTTTAAATCATTTGTTACATCGGTATCAACGAGATTAGGCGCTACGGTTAACTCATTATCGTTTGGTAAGCGTTGTGCGTATGTTGAAGTGCTCATATTAGTATCCCTTTGATATTAAGCCAGCTAAGCTTCCATCAGCGACAGAATTATCAAAAGTGTTATCATATTGATGGAAATTGTACGTCTTTACGCAGTGTATATCATTATAATATTCGTTACCTTTAAAGATATGATTAACGCCGATAATAAAATATACACCTAATAATTTATTGTCAAATTTACTTATTGGTACGGCCCCGTCTCTGTCAATACCAATAAATCTACCGGCTTGACGGTGAGTTGATCCAGGTAATCGGAATGACATCAAATTATTAGTAAAGACACTTGCATATAAAAATTTATTTTTTCCAAATGCTAATCTTTGATCGGGATTTTGTTGTACGGTAGAAAAGACGTGTTTTATATTTTTATTTAAATACCGATACTGACCGGGTGCGAAGTTAGGATATGCAGGTTTACTGTTTGTACTCGGCATAGTATTGACGTAATTGCTTTGATAAGTCTTCATAGCTTCCACTACACCGTTTCGTATAACATCGATATTAAACTGTTTGTTCTGATTATCATAGCTATGTACCATATACGGTACTAATTTGTTCTGTGATATCGCGCCTGCCATATTATCATAAGAATAACTCTTAATAGTACCAATTCGATCAAAATAGAGTTCACCGGCTGGTGTAAAATAAGACGCGTTCTCTGAATGTGCGTCTTGGTTAGTAAAGCCACCAAGCTTAACTGTTTCAAGATATAAATCCCCCCCAACCCCGCTACTATATGCTTGTCTAAAGTATTGAGTAATACTCTTAAGAGAAAACTGTCTCGGGTATCTCTCTAAGCGTAAAATACAATAGTCGTAATTACTCGCAACATTTGATACATGTCGTGATAAAATATAATTTACACAGTCAATCGCTTTGTAATTTGCAGGTGTGGAAAAAAATAGTTTCGAACCGCCGATATCCCAATTAACGTTACCGTTATCCTGTTCTTGTTGTGTGAGTGTATTAACATCTTCTACACCAGGTACTGATGTACCTATATCAGCGGTATAACCGTCGTTAGTTGGAAACGTTGCTTTGATAAATTCTCTTAATATAATACCTGTATTAATACCTGCTTCAATAGTTTTTGGATCTTGACCGCTTGCTGTAGTTGTAAGACTAGTAGCATTACCTGTAGTTGTGTCTTGTATAGTTGCTGTTGTAAACTGTACGTTTTTTTCTAACATTAACTGATAATAAATATCCCAGAAATATAATTTTTTAAATTTCTTATCCGGCTGATCACCTGGTATCTCCTCACTGTTATAGACAACAAAGTCATAAGTCATTCTAAATAGCTTCTGTCCATCTTCCGGGCCCATACTAGAGGCATTTGTCTGATCGAATTGAGGCATAATTTCTATTCGAAGTATATCCCTGGATTCTCCTTGAAAGAGAAAGCCGGCGCTCTGATCTTGCGCATTCGTTGCATTATTATAGTCGTAATATGATGGATTTGTAGGTGCTACTAGGTCAGGCGTGTCTCGCTCAAGAATATCAAAAGAATTATCTACAACAATAAACCCCTTATGGTAAAAATCACTTAGCATATCTTCTATTTGAAGAGCCTTTATTGCAGATGGCTTTATATCCTGTGACACCGATTGATCACCAGCAGCTGCTATAACCGTTATCTTAAAAATATAATGGTTATTATTAATTAGATGCGTATACCCATCTGTTGGTGTAATTGTATCCATTTTATTTTAGGGAGTCGTTAATCTCTTTTAAAATTTGTGGTAGAAATTGAGGTTTAATAATCTTAATAACAGTACCGCTTTTCGGTATCTTAAACGGGTTGTATACCTTATTTGTCAATAATATCAACCACCATAACTCAATCGTCTTATATGCATTAAAGCTAACCATTGTCCAAGGTTGACTGCTTTTAATTGTCATATAAAAAATAGCGCGTGGATCAATCTGATCAGGTAGATAAATGGATTGAATTAAATTATAAAAATACTGGCTATCTGCTGTAGTGTATAATTTAAAGATCTTTTCATACCGGTTTGTATTTAAATTCGGTAGCGCTTTAATATTGTTTTGATACTTACCTAGATCCATGTATATATTTAACATGGATATATTGTTTTTAAACGGTATTAGCCTCCGCCAAGAGTACCAGCTTCAACGACATTATGGTTAGTTATAAGGTGTTGCATGAAGTTTTTACTATTAGCAGTCATACTTTTTAATGAAATGCGCACTTTATAAGCATCTGGTATAATTGCTGTAATCTGTGATATATAAGCTGTTGTGCTAAGGTATTCACCGATTAAATCGCCAGCAAATTCTGAAAATGTATTACTTGATGGCACTTTTATAATCATCTCGCGACGCGATCCTACAAAATCGACCGTCAAGCCTGTTACATAGCAGAATGGGAAGAACTTAACACCCGGTACTTCAACTTGATAGATAACCGGTTGATCGACTGTATTGTTACTTGTCTTACCAGGACGATTTTGATATAATAATAAGAAAAGAAGTTGCCAGTTTCTTACAACGTCATCATATGTTACAGATCCCGTATTAATAAGTGGGAATTCAATATTAATATCCTCACCTTCAGACGGGTAATTATAGAATTTAGTTTTTTCTATATATGTAATTTGTGATGGATTATTAATTGATGCAGCTACTTCTGCGAATTCTGTAATATAACCTGCGGCTTGACCAAGAAGACCTTGTACACCACCGAGATTAGCAGCATCAGAAAACGCATTTGCTTGTTGTGCGTGATTATTATCGAAATAAGGTAGCTTATAAACCCACCCTGTTGGATCCGTTAAATATAAATTTTGATAAGGTTGTAGCCAATAACTTGATGTTACGGTAGGGTTGTTATCATCACCGTAACCGGAAATATTTCCAGCGATATTGTTTATTGTCTGCACACCTAATTGCGCGAGGTTACCGGCACCTTGGATGAATCCTTTAATGGTTGGGTTAGTTGTATATGACTCTAAATTACTGACCGTTTGATCTATTCCATTGGATGCCTGACCGAGGGAATATTTTAATTGGCTTATAAGAGCGTTTGTTCTGAGTTTTCTTTCGGTTAATAAAATATATGGTACTTCTTGTCTATTAAGATTTGAGTACGTCCAATAAAAACTATTAACAACATCAACTAAATTTGATGTCTTTAGGGTATTTACCGTTGCATTGTTTGCGCCTATGCTTGCAGGTACAATTGTCGGTAATGTAACGGTGTTAGCGTTTGTTAAATCATTAAGACTTATAGAGCTAGTAATGCTCGCTGGTGTATCGGTAAATGTCCATAAATAATTGGCCATAATATTATTTAATTACATTACGCTAGTACCGATTGTCTAAACATAGTACTGGTCATAGGTGTGGTGTTAAAGTTTGTTGGGCTATTGACCGTACTGACATTAACAGTACTATTACTTTCAAGATTTTGTATGACGTCTATTAACTGCTTTGTATATTTTGCGGTTTGTTTTTGATACTCAAGCATGCTTTTCAAGAAGTTTGTATGCTGTTTGAGAGCTGTATGCATTCCGTCTAAATTATCACTATCTTGCTCACCCGTGTCATCGTCCTGTTGCTTTGTTGAGTAATCATTTTGCGTATTCGGTGTAACGCGTGCTACCCATAAAGGGCGTGTTGTTGAAGCTTCATCATCATCTTCAATAGCATGTGTAAAGTTTGTTGGTGGTTGAGATGCTGCTGGTAACACCGCGGGCGATGGTTGCGCCGATGCATTAGCTGTTGAATTCTGCTGCTGCGGTGCAACAGGGACCTGTACAGGTGTATTAGAGGGTAGAGTTTGTGGCGGCGGTGTAGCTGTTGACTGAGTGACAGAAATGCCTAACAGCTTTGCTACTTGTGATTTTAAACTCCATGGTCCGACCTTAATGTCAGGTACCATATCGAGCACAGCACGGAACAAGCTATCTTTCATGTTATCGAAAAAGCTTGTTATACCTGACGTTACATCAACCGTAGCTGCTTTTGCACCGTTAGCAATGAGACCACCTATATATTGTAATGGTGTTATAGCTTCACCGAGAAAGCCGAGCACATCGCCCCACTTACCATCCGCAATAGCTTCACCTGCTTTAATTATAGGACCTATAATAGGTATCATCTTTGCTTTATCATACAGCCAAGATGCTACGTTACTAATAATATCTCCTGCAGCTACAGCTGCTGAAGCTACAACAGGGCTAGCTTTTTCATAAAGCCAACTCAAACCTTGCCCGAGAGGCTCAATTGCATCTCCAAGATTAGATAACGCTGCATCCCAATTACCATTAAACAACGATTCACCCGCTTTAATTAACGGGCCAATAATAGGCACAAGTTTAGCTTTTTCATAAAGCCATTTTCCGACACCGAGAGTAAAATTACCTATGGCAGTTGCTGTAGACATAGCGCCTTCCGTTATAGTTTCACGGTTATCTACAAGCCAATTAACAACTGACTTAAGACCCGACTTTGTATATACGTTGCCGAGGTAACCAAGAACTTTATCCCATTTACCTTCGCCAATCGCGCTACCCATTTTAATCAATGAACCAATAACAGGCATATCTTTTACTTTATCATATATCCAGTTACCTATATCCTTTATTATGGATAGCTTCTTTGCAGATCTTTCCTTGCCTGTTCCTTCACCAGCCTTAAAATCTAAAAATGCATTAAACGCATCCAAGCCAATTGACAATACTGTGCCGAGTCCTGGTACAACAAAATCAATTAAATTAACCATTGCTGAAAGTGTATCAATAATACCACCAACTGTATCTCCTGAAGTAAAGCGTGACCACGCAAACGAGAGGCTCAGAATTGTACCAATAATAGGTATGTGCTTGAGAACGTTCTTGCCAAAAAATTTAGAAAGCATTTTAAGAGCAATAGAAAAACCACCTTTTGCAAATATTTTCTCCAATCCTTTGAGCGGACCTGATTCGAATAAACCACCAATAAACGATACCAAACCACCGATAAGAGCTCCTGCCCCTAATAATAAAGGCATTAGCTTTTTCCACCATGGTTCGTCTTTTTTTTCTTCCTTTTTATTTAAACTGTTTGATAAAATTTTTTCTAAATTATCGTTGGTAGCTTCATTTCCTTCAATTAAACGCTTTACATTATCACCAAATAAATTTTCTAAGAAAACTCTTGTTTCGCTTGGAAAGAGAACATTAATTTCTTCATGATGATACGGTGATGTATTTGTAGCTTCAGCTTTTTTAGATGTTGTTTTTAGTTGCTCTTTTGTATCGTCGTTTTTATTGAATAATCTTGTTACTGGTGCTAGTAAATTACTAATTAAAGATTTATTATTTTCTTCTACCGGCTTAACATCCTTTTTTATTTGTTTGTCTGTTTCTGTATTAGTTTTTCCGCTAATTTTTTCTATTCTTTTTTCGTCATATTCTCTTGCTGATCTTTCTTTAGATGTTTGAGATTTATTGTTTATTGCTGCAGCAACATCAGAAAGCGTACCTTCAAAGAATTTCTTTGTTTCAGGTGATAGTGTAATACCTGTATGTTCTTTTGCTTTATTAGTTGCGTCAACAACTCGCACAGGTAAAACTTTTAAGCTGCTTGGAATATTAGCTAAAGACGATGAAACTAATTTAATTTCCTGTAAGCCATTATTAGATTTATCTTCTTTTTTTATTTGCGTTGTTTCGCTTTTAGAGGGTGCTGTGGCGTTCTTGCTATCGCTTTTTTTAAAAAAAGATTTAAGTTCAGAAAATTTTTGATTAGTGTCATTATGACGCTCTGTTAAAGCATCAATTTTTTGGCCGATAAAGCTTTGTAGCTTATCAAGTGACTGCTTTTGTGTAGACAATAGTCTTTCAAGACCCTTTTCAAACGCTTGAAAGGTATCGTCTTTGTGTATCCCGAGAGAATCGGATACAGCGGCTTGAAACTGTTCAAATGTGATACCATCCATCTAGTATATTTATCTAGAAAGATGAGAGATAGCCTATACGCTAAAAAAGCTACCGTCGATCTCAACACTCGAATCATCAAGCGTTGTAAATTTATTTTCCAGGTCTCTATAAGTTTTAATAAACTCAAGAACTTTATTAGTTAATGTTGAGGGAAACTTTTCTACAATGGCTATTCTATCGTCAATTTTTAGCTCCGAAAATACTGACGTATGTTCTGTATCTTCTACTGTTACTGTAACGGATTGAATAAATTTTATTATTTCGTGTATAAAAAGCTCTCCAACAAGGCCTTTAATGTCACGTTCTTGTGTAGTTTTTAGCTTATTAATTGTTGCTATACTTGTGTCACGATCTACACCAAGCTGTGCTGCTTTTAGTTCAACACGAAGACTATCTACTGTAATAGTTGTAAATAGGCTTTCTTCTTGTATTGTAATATTTGGAATGGAATTAATAAGATCGATGAGATTGATCTCTACGTCTTTTGTTTTATAAATTTCGTTAAGACCATGTGCACGTAGTGTCAGAGCAATAACATTACGATCAAATGTGTACAGTGAATTGATGTCAACGTTTTCGAGATTATTTTCTTCAATAATTTTGTAAAACGCAGTAATAAAGGCTAATTTAGTAAGCGTTTCATCAACAGATGATTTTAAGAGTTCCTTTTGCTGCTTAAGGTTTAAGGTCTTAAATTTTGCTATTTTCTTAAGAGAAGGTATGTATACACTGATGCCTGTTGATTTATTAATCGCATCTAGCTGTTTTAAAACGTCGTTTACGTTGTTGCTCATATAGATATATAATCAGGGATGGCCAAGATTCAATGGTTGCTGTGCGTTTTGCGCGTTTTTCTCTTCTTTCTTTTCGTCTCTATATAGGTTAATGTATGTAAGTAACTCCGCTGGTGTTGAATATTTTACTAAGCTATAGCTCATATTTAGTTTATGAATTAATGAGTATTCAAGCTCGTACACTGATAATAGATCTCGCTTAAAACATAACTTTAAAAATTCTATAGTTGAACCAGTGAAGATATTAAGAGGTATTTTTATTATCGGTTTTTGACTGCCGAATGGAGAGCGTATATCGAGGATATATATATCTTCTAATTGCTTATTAAAATCAAGTAAGTAGTTATTAATGTCGTTTAGTACATTAATAGGTAATTGATCTATAATTTGATTTGTGCAAACAATCTCTTTATTGCGAATGTGTATGCGCTTAATTAATGTCTTAAGTAAATCATCCTCAGTTGGCGTTATTAGTGTATTGGGCATACCAAGAGTTATAGAGAGCCCGTTGTCGTAAGTTTTTACATACTTAAAGATATCATCTTTTAAGTTGAGTGTCTGTAATTTATCAATAATATCAGAGATACTAGCAGTATATTTGAAGGTACTTTTTGTCTCCGGACATGTAACAGTTAGTTCAAGATCAGGTGCGATGCAAACTGCACGAATTGTTAATAATAATATAATTTTATCTAAAAACGAATACGCAATTGTATTAAATTTATTGCTACAAAGAGAATTTAGTATGTTATTAAAGAAATTAGCGATAATTTGATTGTTATCATTTGTAATACACTTCACTAAATGTTTATATACGTGAAAATGTAGCTCTTTAATCTCTTCTACACGATTTTCACTAGGTAGACTTACCGTATACGTAAATTGTGACACAGATTATTTAGAATTTACTATATATAAATCAATTACCCTAGTATAGATGTTAATCTTTGACCTGAAAATAGACTTGGATTGAGTATTGATGGTACACCGCTTGTCTTAAATTGATTGATTATATCAATAATCGGTAGATAAAGACCGTTAGATACTGTATAATTCGAATAAGTCCACCGTGTATTGTAGTTCATTAGCTTTTCTTCTGTATATTCGAGTGTCTCTTCATTGATATTGAAGGGTACGCAATTGTAAAAATGCCAGGCTTTACGTGGTGTCTGTGATACACCCGCACGTGTACGTGTATATTGCATAATGTGCATGTTTGTCTTCATGTTTTTTAACGCCTCTACAGGATTATTGGGGTCTCGCGCTACGTAACCGTAGTGAGATGCTAAAATGATCCAAGGTCTTACAACAAAGTCAATAAAAGATGTGTTAGTCTCTCTAAATTGTACATCAATAACGGGTGCTTCACGTTTTCTACCGCCAGCGAGTACACCAGGTAGAAAGCCTCTGTTGTTTTCTACAGAAATTTGCTCAACATCATAGCTTTCATTAGGTATAGTAACAGAGCTTGCAAAAAGACAGCCTATAATTCGTTGAGCTGGTGATGATGTTAATATATTAATAGCATTATCAATATCAAAACCAGTTTTTGATCCATCTATACGCTCTAATCCTTGTATAATTGATGTCTGAAGACCGGCTGGGTAGCTATCAAATAATAAAATCCACTGCGTAGACATAGGAATCGCTGTAAACCAGGATTCCATTTGCGTGAGAAAATAATCTCTGGTACTTACAACCGGTAGGGCAGGTAAATTAAACCCAAATAGGTTCGCAAATTGCGGTTGAGATAGAGGATTTGAACCTGTAGCAAGGCCTACTATATTCTGACCAAGACTTGCTAGTGTACTGGTTATCGGATCGATCACTTAATTATTTAAGCGATTGCTTTATTTTTACTATTTACTGCCGTCTTGTAAAGTAATGATACGCCATTGTAGCGGTGAACTCAATCGTTTGACCTGTTCCGGCGGCCATTGAGTATGTAAGTGCACCAACAGAACGTGGCGAGGCACCTACGAGGCTGTATTGAGCGATACGATTCAGTTGGTTATCAACTTGCAAGAGTGTGATAATTGATGTTTGCTTTGGTGTTAGGTAGTCACCTGTACTATTTGCATCATCAAATGTATAGCGTGACCAATCTTCAAATTTCTGTCTAATTAAGGAATTAGCATCAGCATAAAACGTAATACTATAGCCTTCTGAACCAGGATAAACAGCATTACCGGGCATGTTGAAGTTGAGACCCATATACGGTACAGGTACGTTCGTTATCGCGCGTTCAGGTAGGGTTGCTGTTTTTGCATAGATGAGATCATCTTCATTAAAAGTTATGATCTGTCCAGCTGCGTTAGTAGCACCACCTGTGTTTATGGAGAGTACGCGAAAATTAAAATCACGGGAAAACTCTCTTGTAGCTGCTATTCTATAGAAATTTTGAATCGTTTGGTTTGTATCAGCCATAGTATGTAATTATTTAGTTGTTAGTAATATGATTATCCTGTAATTTCAGCGAAGTTTTGATCTGTTCTTGTTGCATAGAAGTTAACAAGAATAAACTCTGCTGTTCTTGTCGGCTTGAGGTAGATGTCAACGACTAATGTGTTATCATCTATAACAGCCGGTGGGTTATTACGTTCATCGCATACGATTAAGAAGTCGTATAGACCGTTTGTATTCTTCGCATTCGTAAAGATTGGTGCGAGTGTGTTGACAACTTGTGTTCTTGTGAACAGCGTATTTGGCTCAAATACGAATTGACGTATTGTGTTATTTGTCTGCTGTTCGAGTGTTAGGAACAATCTACGTACGTTAATGCGATCAAATGCGCTTGGTTGTTTGAGTGATGTCTTCTGGCCAAAAACCACATATCCTTCGTTAGGGAGATTCACGACAGGGTTGAGTGATATCTTATAGAGAAGATCGCGCTCTGATTGCTTCGGATAAACGGCGAGATCTGTAATACCGTTCACAACGCCTCTTGTTACACCTGCTGGTGCGTACCATGGATGTGCATTGCTATCGACGTTAGCCATGATCGAAGCGGCAAATCCAGAGAACGGTACCCATATAAGGCCATTAGTTGAAGAATCTGCAACTTGTACGCAATTTGCGTATACAGCTGTATAGCTATTATTTAGCCAGCTAAACTGATTACGTAGAGGCCAATAGATGTTATTTGAGAAGTTTAAGGTTGGATTACTAAGAGTCTTGACGTTGTTTTCAACAAAAATATTAGTTAATGGATCGGCGATGAATAGGTGATCTTTGCGGCGATTTGCTGCGAAGTTAATAAACTCATCTGCAACAGCTCTATAATCAAGAATAATTTTTGCAGGTGTTGCGTTATCATCTTGCGTATAGGCGTCAATAAGATTAGGATATGGCACTGTATCATCAAAACAGCCTGATGTAGTTGCAGTGTTTGAATTTGCATAGATGGTACCTAGCCCTGCCTCTGCTACAATAGTTAGTGGGTATAATTCGGTGTTTTCAATCGTATCTAACAATCTCGACACCTTGCCAGGAACGTTGCCAATAACTTTTGTTGTTAAGTCGACGGAGTTGTAATCGCCGAGTGCGACTAGTTTATCTGTTGTACCGTATGCGTTGATTAAGTTTGCATAAACTGCTGCACTACATCCTCCATATACAGCGAATGTTGAGAGAGGTATATTATCGGTTAACCGATTCTTATTAAGAAAACGTACGGATTTTGTTGGCTTACCGTTATTGTCGAGCCAGGTGCCGACGTTTTGATTTGAGATATACGGATTAACGAACACTTCAATATTTTTTGACGTATCGGTAATATCACCGACGAAAAAGCTTTGTGCAGGTCCGCCTTGGGAAGAGTTAATCTTTCTGTAGTAATCAAGTGAACCTGTATATCCTTCTTGTAAGGTATAACCGAGCGTTGTTGCATCCGGTGTATATCTAGATTTAGCTAATTTAAATACACCGATATTAATTGTATCGTTAAAGCCACTTACAGAAATATCAAAGGTATTGACATTTTCCATGACTTCGGAGATACTCTTAGTCACTGATGCAGTCGCAGCTGAAAGGGTAAAGTCAAGTCTTGTTGTTGGTACGATACTATAACCACTATAGTTCTGGTTGCCGATAAATGTATCCTGGGTGTTTACCGTATAAACACCTGAGAAGTCATTATAGGCAGGAGAAATAGGTCTCAACGCTGTATTATCGATAACGCCTAGATATGTACCTTCAAGAATATTATTAATTGAAGCTTGTGATTTATTTAAAACAATAAGACCGGCTTGGCCGAGACCGGTAACTGTGGTAAACGACGTTACGCCACCGCCATCTGTTGCCCATGTAAAGGCAGCGCCACGGCGAATATCTATTACCTGCTGCTGTGAGAGACGCACGTGTGTTGGTGCGCCGAAGTAATATGTAACGTTACCGCTTGTAGCTATAGCTGATGTGGAATATTGAAAATTTGTTGCTGTTACACCGTTCTGTAGTGAAACTGCAGGGTAAACAAGGGCACTATACTGTGTTGAAGTACCGATACCGAGGTCAGAGCCGTACGGTATGCGGTATGTTAATACGTTTGCTGTTGATTGAAATACTGCTTTCGCTGTTTGATAAAAATAACGTTCGGCTGCATTTGTCGGTGTTCCATATATGTTTTCAAAATCACCAAGGGAATTTATATATGTTGGTGTCGATGCTGGTCCGCTGGGTGCAAACCCTGCGATAAAAACCGTCGTCGGTGAAGCAAGTTGTGCTCTTTGTGAAAAGTCAGTTTCTGTAAATTGTATACCGGGACTTTGAATTGTACGTGCCATATAAAGTATTTATAAATTTTTGATTTAATTTTTTTTGGTTATTAGAGATTTTCTATATCAGTTATCGGTGTAACTACAAGCTGAGAGTAGCTCATGGTAAATTTTGATTCAAGCTCTCCACCGTCTCTATGCGAGTAATTTATACCACCTAGTGCTATAGGAAACGCATTAGTATATTTAAATTCCACAACTCTCTTATTATATTCATCGAGTCCAAAAATTGAAACAGTCGCTTGATACTGAGAATGCAATGCTGTTGATGCTGGATCAATAGCAGATCTCGTTTGTAATGTTAATTTATTAACATCGTATAGTCCTGCTTCATCATTATTAAGCGTGTTAAGCCACGTGTATATAACCCAATAGTTGTTAAATCGGTTATCAACTGTAAAATTTATGTCAATAGGCGGGTACGGGTCTCTAGAGTGACTGGTTATATTAAGCGTCTGACCAGAAAAGCGAGTTGCAGTGGGAGGAATTGATATATCTGGTACTATAGCGCCAAAAATGGAAAACTGTAATGTATCAGGCATTATGCTTGTTAGATTTCGGTCAAACTTTGATGCAACCTGTTTTAAAGCAGTCGGGATATTCATGACAAATAAAAATTTGTCTTTTCTTGTCTTATTAAATGGACTCTGTGTGTATGTATTCATTTTAATATAGTGTCGTCCACCCTTGTTGTTCGAGATTTGTAAGATCTGTATGATCAGGCGTATCTCCTATATCAAAAATAATAGGCATCGGTATTCCTTGATCAGGGTTTTTTTCGTTGCTATATATTGATGTAGGGTTGATAAAATATTTAATCCCGTAGTCGAGTGATTTAATGGCTTGTGGTCGCTTGTTATCATCAAGCTCGGTGATCTCGTAATATTTCTCGGTAATTTCGTTTTCTAGTATCATTAATGACCAGATTAAACTCATTACGCGATCGTCCCAGTTATCAGACCCGGGCTTAGCAGCCCATGTACCGTTTGGATAACGTACGAAATTTCTAAGTTCATTAAGTGTTTTTAGATCACGTATACGGACAACATTAAGCTCGTTTATCCAGTATCGCATGTTCGTGATACCCTTGTATTTTGTATTAGTATGAGCTACAACACCGATTTTATTAAACACTTTATCACCGGCTTTTACACCGTAATTGACAATATTCTCGTAATTCAATGTACTTTTTAATTGATCCACAACTTGTGCGCCGCAATTATTTCTCTCGATTAAAGCAGGCGGTGAACCCCAGTGTTGTAGTATCTCGTGTAGTTTTGTAGTGAAATTATATGGACTGATGTTACGGTTATGATATATTGCCACTTGCTCAACGTTACGTAAATCAGTTATATCTAATACCTGAACAACAGAAGCTGCTTCACCGACGCCTTCGGATATATCGACACCGACTACATATAATCTTTCCTTACTAGGCTCAGACCATAGAAGGTAATGACCGTCGTCAAATACAAATCTCGGCTCTGTACAATCGGCCTTTAGCCTGTCGAAGAATTCTTCATTAATCGCACTTTCACCAGATTGATGAAACACATTTCCGAATTCTTGATCAAATGCTTCTCTACTTCCTAATTCTCGTATTGTATTCTTTTTCCATTTCTCATCTCTTCCAGGTATCTCCCACCAGTCGACACGCTCTGCTTTCCAGCCATTATGCTTTTCTGGGTCTGTCTCCTGAGCTCCTGAATATAATTCGTAGAACAAATTATTTGAACCATTCGGTGTACTAGCTACAAAGATCTTAGATTTCTTAGATGATGAAATAATCGGATAAACCGATCGCCAAAAATCCTCGACCATATGATTATCAATGAACGCTAACTCGTCAAGGATAAGGCATTGATGACTTAATATACCGTTTGCGTAATATCTATGGCTGTCTTTTACATCGAGAATCTCGTACACTGAGTCTGTATTTGTATATGTTTCAATTTTGTCTATTTTTATATTCGAAAATAATATATCACCAACTTTAAGGTCTTTTGCATAAATCCATTCGAATGCGGTGTTTTTTATAATTTTGTGTTTTGGCGTGCAGACTAATTCTCTTCCGTTTGAAAATGTAAATTTAATCTTATCTGTATTGCTTCCAATAATAACACCTTCAAAATTCTTGAACCCGTCGTCTGTCAAGATTTCATAATCTGTATTTTTTAAAATCTTATAATTATTAATGTCAGCCATATTATTAGTTTTTACGTTTTCCGGTACCGCGTAACCAATTATCCGGAATTGCAGTATTTGGATGAATAAGCATCTTAATCATTTATTATTTTCAATTGAAGCTCTGTATTGTTCTTTAATTTATTAGCGAGGTCATACATACTAACTTGAAATACCTCATGTGTAACTTTATCTCTTAAAGTAACTAGTGTTTCACCTGCAACACAATTACAGCTATCACCACGACCAGCGTCGCTACTCGTTGTGCTTATACCAATACTCGACCCGTTAGACAAGGTCATTGACGTTTTACCGTATTCGAGTACACCAGGCTTTAAGTAGTTTGGAAGCTTCTCATACGCCATTCTTATTCGTTTGAATATGTTAATAGCTGTTTGTTCCTTGTTAGCTACTACAAGTATTCTCTGATCTTCCTGAAAGCATGCAACCCAAAGAGCGTAGATTGTCATAAGGGTCGTATTATGCGTAGGAATCAGTTGTCTACCGGCTAAATAGAGGCTGTCTTTACTGTCTACCGTAATACATCTAACTGGTGTGGATGGAACTTCGATGATACTTTTTATATAGTGCCATTGTGATCGGTAATTGGATTGCACTATATGCGGCTTGAGTTTTAATCTGCTCTTTTTAAAAGAAAGTCTGCAAATACATTCAATAGGAGTGAATGTTATTGATGCGCATGGTGAGCAATTTACTCCTTTAAGTGTTGGTACATATTCTTTATATGATACCTTATAACCTAAACTCTCTACTAATTGCTTTACTTGTTTTACTAATTCAATATTTGTATTATAGAATTGACATATGCCGTTTTTATTAATATACCCGTCACTATCTATTAGCCCTTGTAGGAGCGACAGTCGCTGTACTCTATCAGCTAGCAAATAATCGCTAGGTATATGCTTATTATTTTTAAGATTGTATTGGTTAAGTAAAGCTGATAGGCTATGTGTTTGAATGTTTTTTTCTGTACTAATCCTTAATGTATAAACATCTGTACTGTATTCGTGTAATAGTAATTTATTAAATTGAGTTTGTTGAGTTTTGAGAATATCGATGATTTCGTTTATATCGCGTCTACCTACTGTTAGAGATCCACTAGCGCTAGTTCCGTCACCTAACCATAAACCTAATACATATGGGTCAATATCTAGCTTTCTCGTTGTTCCTGAAACTCCGTTTATGCACGTGGGTATTCTATGATTTGGTTCGTTGCTATTAGGTACGAATAGTGTGTTGAATATTTCTGTTGTGGTTTTTACGGTGCCGATTGTTTTTCTTTCACTTCTTGCTTCTGTATACCAGAGGTGCTCGGCATCAGCTATTATTTCTTCACCGTTGTCAAAAATTACTTTATAGCATTTTCTATCTTTTAGAACGTCATGCGCATACAAAACATTGCATGGCATGCCGTCAGCTCCATAGACTTGATCACCAGCCTTTAAATCACCCATCGTCGACCAGCCTGTTGGTGTAAGTATCGGTGTGTTGAGAGCGAGTGCTTTACCTATCTGACGGCTAGCCAATAAACACACGAATCGATTATCGCGTAGTGATCTAAGTATTTTTTTCTGACAGAGGTGTAGCTGTATTTTTATTTTACCTTGATCGAGGTTTGTAATATAAAAGAAATTTTCCGCAAAAAACAAAATGTTTTTTCTGCATTTATCAATGTCCTTTATCCACTCAGGGTTTGACTGATAGTCAAACGCTGCATCAGGCGTGGGTAGATTCTCGTTACCAAGATAATATTGCTGTTTTTCCTTTTTAGTAGGCATTTAGATATAAATAATTAGGCAAATATGAACAAATCACGTGAACTCGTTGAAATGGGTGAGTTTTATAAGTCCTCTGTATTTACAGAATCAGTTAAAAACGTCCAATCAAAAAAAGCAACAAAGAAGGGATTTCCTAAGGACACCTTTCCTACATCAGGTAAAACGATCGATGGTGATACCGTAAAAACAACTAAGGCATTTGATAAGGCAGGCCCTAATGCTAATAAAAACAAAGAAGCTCTTAAAGCGCCTCTTGAACCTGGTTCAAAACAAACATTTACTGGTGTTGAAAATTTCTCACAAGAATCTAAAAAAATACAAAAAGAGAATATAAATACTTTTATGAATAAATCTATTTTTGATGAATTATTTGAAAACGTAATGAGCGGCGCACCTATGTCACAAGATGACGTAGAGCATACAGATGCTGAAGCTCTTGATCTTCCAGGTCATGAAGAGATGCCAGGTGACGAGGGTGAAGTAACAATTACTCTTGATAAAGAGACAGCAAAGAAGCTTCATGATGTTCTCATGAGCGTTCTCGGCGAAGAAGAGCCGGAGAGCGAAGAGCATGAGGGTGAAGATGAAAGCGATTCTATGGAAAGTGAAGATGAAGAGGTTGCTTTTGAAGCAACAGATATCAAGGAGCTTTCCGATGAGCATGGTAAGAAGCTCATATCAAAGGGTGCACATAAGGTAGCTAGTACTGTTACATCCGACGTCGATGGCAAGGAAGGCAGTGGTGATTCACAAGGAATCGTTAACGATGGTAAGCCACAGCCTCTCAAGAAGGTAGTCGGTGGTGGTGTTCCGTCAAATAAGGTTGCTGGTAAGGTAACAAGCGGTGTAAAGAAAGATCTCTTTGCAGCAGCTAAGTAATAAATAAAAAATAGATTATAAATTAAGGGCCTTCGAAAGAAGGCCCTTTTTTTTGCTTAAATATATCTGTGAATACCTTTAAAGAATATACGAGAAAGAAAGGTGTAGCTAGACATAAGCGCGATAATATCGGAGTTAGTAATGCTACAAATCCGAACATGAAGCATGCAGCGGATGTCGTGCCAGTATGTCACCGTGTAGACAATAATGCTGTTCAGGAGTTCGAACAGCTTAAGCGAATGCAGCGTGGTACGAAGACTATAAACTTGCAAAAAGCACGGAAGCTCAAAGATCAATTTAAATTGAAAGGTTTCTCTGGTGTGCTAGGTAATACAGGGATTCAACTCGCACCTCATCAGGAGTCGGGGTTTTTTGTTTTAATAAAGCGATAAAAGATGAGTATTGAAACTAAAGATTACTATAGCGGTGGACCTGGTGGTGACAACTCTCCTCAGGTATATCCTATTACATTTACTGATAATCAATGCTTTAGATATACAGATAAAAGCGCTAATCAAAGTGAGAGAATTATTTACTCCAACTATTGGCGTGAAATGATTAACCTGTACGGTCAACGGGTTAATTACTATGTAAGTACCGTGAGTATACTTTCTGCAGATATGCTCTACGGTGAGCAACCAACAGCTCAATTTGCTCCTCCTCTTCCCCTTGTTATTGCTGTAAATTTAAACGAGAACGCACTTATGCTTAGTAAGTACGGGTTACTCTCTGAGGACGAAGTAACAGCGTTTATTCATATCACAGCGTTTTATGATAGATTCGGATGGAACGCAGAGCCAAAATCTGGTGATGTTTTTCAATTAACGGAATATGGTAGCGATCGACCAGGCGGGCGGGATGGTAGGTATTATGAAGTAACGGAACGACTCGATCAAGATATAGCGCAAATTAATCCGCTTGCCGGTCACTATGTTTGGCTACTTAAGTGTAAGCGCTTTGAATGGTCATTCGAACCTGGGTTATCAGCAGATGCTGTTAATAGTCAGGTCTTTGATGATACAAAAAATCAAACCGTGTCTGGCGCCTATAAACCGTATAGCTTTAGTGTTGATGACGCATCAAAACAAATATTTGATTACACACAAACTGACTATAGCGACGTATATGGTGGTTATAGTTAACAGGTTACAGCGTCGTGTGTATTGCTGAAGTTAATTCGCTTAATTTTGAATTCTGGTATTTGTTCTATTTCTTCGAGATCTGATTTCATTGAGAGAAACCGCTCTTCGATATATTTTTGAAACGCAAGTGGCTTAATCCAGTCAATATTATTAGCATCGGTGTTGCGTCGTTTAATCTGCTCAACTCGTTTACCGACAAGCTCAATACCTTCTAACAGACAAAGCCATCTGGCGTATTCATCATACGACATATTATGTTGTTGTGCTTCAGCCTCTAGTGCTAGTGTATTTTTTGATAGTATCGATTGCATATCCGAGTATTATGTATGAAATTTTTAAAACGTCAATAATATTCTGCTCTTTATTTAAAGTATTAATAAAGTGGTGTAGTGATTCTGTACTTGTTATTACACTCCTTATGTGGGTAGAAAAGACCTTTACTAATTCTGTCTTTATATTATCGTCGATTTCTGAAGCTACAATCGCTTTTGTAATAATGTCGTTATAAAGACTTAAAAAATTTTTTAGGATGTTTTTATCAAGGTTTATATTTTGTTTAGGGTATACAGCACCATCTTCAAAGTCTTTATAATTCGCTGCTGGTGTATATTGTTTAATGCTATTGATAATTTTTGACAAACTTACAGTCTCTTCAGTAGCAGGTAGACAGATTTGACTAGGAGCCACATCTGTGGTGAGGTTACTTATACTTTCAGGAATTTCCATCTTTAAACTGTTCGGTTATTTGCGTAGGTAGGTTAATCGTACTAGCAATTGTTTCTGTTATTAACGCTGTTTCAGGAATTACATACACACTTACATTTTTTTGGCAATAATTACATTTATAACTATTAGCTGTATTAAGAGTAATAGGTACAAACTCGGTCTTTTTTAGTGAACAGGGACATGTCACCTCCATGCCCTGTAAGGAAAATTCGCGTATGCGTTCATTTTCGAGTTTTTTGTTTTTTAACGCGACAAAAGCATCGAGACACGTAAGAAAGCAATAGTTTAAGCCAATTTGTATAATAATACCTAACAACAAACCATATATAATAGGTACGCCGAAATATAATAGTATTACGCCAATAAGACTAGCTATTAATAAAAGAGCGGTTAATTGATATATTAATTTCTTTACCATTACTCTAAAATATAGCGGCGCTCAACGTAAAATCAAGCTTCCTTGCCTACTATTTTAAATATTGACTCTAGCTCTTTTTGCGATGCCTCAAGATGTTTAATTATTGCTATTAATTCTTTTTGAGCTTTTGTATTTTTTGTAAGTGCGGGTGATTTAAGAGCTATCTTAAAATCTCTTATTGTGTTGGTCGTGTCAGTTGTTAGGTCTCCGAGTATAGATACGATGTTTGGGAGTGGATAGGGGAGTACGTTATCTGCTTTAGAATCATTTGGGTTCTGCTTAGTGAGACCGGGTGTATTACTGAGGATATCGTTAAATTTTAATCGCTGTGAATTAAATTCACGTGCAGCTTGACCGGATACCCATTTATTATAGGCCATGGTTACATCTTCAAATAGTACTTTCTTTTTCACCTAAAATATTTAGTCTCGACAATAAATACATATATGAGTTCTTTTAGCTCTAAATTCTCTTATATTTTAGAAGCTGATGATGATCAGCTTAAACCAACAACCGATAAAGAAGCCATGGCTCAGCAATTAGATACTGCTGAGCCGAAGGATTTTGATGTCAAGCCAGCAACCACAGCGGCGGCCGCTGAACGTGCAGCAAGAGTTGATCACGCAAAAATAGAGCAAGCAAGTGAGTTAAATAGTTGGATTAACCACATTGATGAATTTATTGAATTTCTCAATGGCACAAGTGACGGCTCGGTGCAGTCTAAACTACACTCTGCATCATGTGATACGATGTTCGAAGATATTGCAAGAAGTGAAAAGAAGAAGATTGCGCGTCTTGCAGCTGAATTAAGTTCACTAAGTGAAGCGTTTAAGGGTTATCTAATCTCGTCAAACGATCGCTGATAGTAGTAGTTTTGCTTTCAGGCCTTGGTGCGAGTTATTTACTATAAAATTAGGTGATATTTCATCGATTTGTACATGTACGCAGGCGTCGTTTATATCCTTAAACATTTTACCTAACTTCTCCGGCCAAATAAAAACAGTCTCACCTTGATCGATTAGTATTTTTGTTTTTTGTCTGCTAGCCTTATCAAGCCACTGACTATCTAATACCCAGATACGCTTATGTAGCTTAAAGCTATTGATCTGTGTCTGCTGTAAATTAGAAAACATATGCGTACTCTTTTCGTTAATACCAGCAACAGCTGTACCGTTTCTTACAAAGAATGCATCGATAGGGCCTTCAAATATAAAAATATACTCTAAATCAATAGATAATTTATCAAGGTTATATAAAGCCTTTTCACCATTAACTTTGCTTAGATATTTTGGTAGTTTTATTCGTGAATCCTCTACTATGGTTCTAGATTGGTAAAAAATAATATCCTCTCGTTCATTGTAAAACGGTATTACTAGTCTGTTTTTATGTAGCCTATCTGTTAATGATAACCATAAAGCTTTTGGCCGGTTAACAGCAGTATCGAGTCTTCTTGCTTTTATTACTTCAAGAGTCTTCTTAACAATAGGCGTATCTTCAAAAGCTGAAACCTGATGTGTATCAAACAGATTAATGCAATCAAGTGGTAACTTGTGCGTATTTTCAGGTAAGCTTTCCTCAATAACATCTTTGTATATATCGACAGGTAAACGATCATATGTTTTTATTTCATTTAGTATTTCTCCATACGACTGACGCGATACTTCAATTATCCACTTTATAGGATCGCTATACCATCCGCAATTATGACAACAAATGATGTTATTATCAACGACATAATAACATCTTCTTTTTTTAAGCCACGATTTACCTTCCCTGCAAATAGGACAACCGGCTTCATACGTATTTGTAATCTTTTTATGCTTAGGATAACCAGCGTATTGGTAGAACTTTTGTATAATATATTCTTGAGGAAGAATCACATTATAACTATAGCGGCTCTATAACTATATTACAAGAGAAAAATTATTTTTCTTTTTTGCTTAAATCTGTTACTGATACAATACCTTTGCGTATGAATGTACCTGATGCCGGGTCGATATATTCAGCTTCAACAATTTCTTGCTGGTTACGAATATATGTACGTAATTTCGGTCTCACCGGTTCACCGCTAATAGGTGATTGTATAATTCTTGGTTGTATGAAATCCATATAGTTACTTATGCGTTATTACTTAAAGCGGTAGCTTTATTTTTTTTATACTGCTTATAGCAGATCTTATAAACGCTGCGAGGTAGTTTTTCAACTATCTCTAATATGCTGTTCTGTATTCCAAATTTAAACTTATCTTTCGGTATCACGCGTATATTCATCTCCGGTAAGGCAAGAAAGTTATATGCATTGTTTTGCTCTTCAGCATATATAAGTAATTCACCTAAAAAAGCACCAGCGGTGACCGCGTATATGACTCTAGGTTTAGGTCGATCTTTTTTAAAAAATGTTTCTAGTTTACTCTTGATCACCGCTATCTAAATGTGAATGAAAAAATTTGTTTATAAGAGTCACGAGAGAATCAGCTTCTTGCTGATTATGCGCGGATATACAATGTATAGGGTCGCCTTCAAAGGTGTAACCAAGTATAATAAACGATGAAAGATATTCCTCGACAACACTTGATAGGTTTTTTAAATCTCTTTTTATACCCTTTATATCTTCTGCCTTTTCCTGAAAGGACGCTATCATAGCTTTACGAATAGCTTCTTTTGATTCTGCATCTAAATCATGATTTATGTTTTTACTATCATCAGATTTATTGCGGTTGTTTTGATCTTTACCCTTCATCATGATTATTTAATCTTTTTGATAAATAACGCGACTTACCGTGATAATCAGTATTATTCGTAATACCGCGCGAAATTAAATAATCAATTATAACTTCTATACTATCTGTTTTAATATTATAGTTTTTTGGTATACGTATACCACCGTCGTTGAACTCAAAGAGTACCTCATTTAATTCATTTTTATTAGTGTAGCATGTTATAAAAACAGAGCTCTCTGATGGATTAACTAGTACGACCCATCTTCTTGGATCGCTTTTAGCGAATACTGAAAAAAGACGTACTACGACGAACCCGTTATCACGTAGTCGTTTTATAAAATAACCGGGTGTCTTAAGTTTATTTTTGCTCATAAAGAATAGTTATCAATTTTGTAACGCAGATGCAATAAATTTTATGTTTGTTGTTTCCGTGTTAGCATCTATAATTAATAGACCGCGTTTTGCGGCAAGCTCAATACTTACAAGCTTAAATTTCATAAAAGATAGTATTCTGAAGAGCTCAAATTTTAACGGTATACTTATACCTATTTGTTCACCGGTATAATCGGAAGATATTTTAATACCATAAGAATCGGTATTAGCACGAGACTTATCCGTGAGCTCACCAGTCACATTATTACCATCAAAAGACAAATATATTTTATCGGTATCAGTTGCTATGGTACTGCCTTTAATGAGTGAATTAAGTGATGTAAAAGAGATAGTAAACTTACCATCAAACGTAATTTGTTTAAGCTTTTCTAAACTAATTTGCTTAGGGGTTTTAATGATATTATCTTCGTAAAGATGATACTTAAATCTTACATCACTTGATGTATAGCTAATATTATTGTTTGATATGTCTAGGTTGCAATTATTACTCTCAATACATGAAAGAATACGGCAGAGTTTTTTAAGATCGGGTATGTTGAGGTTCTTTTGTACATCAGCTTGTATATTATTGTACTCTGCATACACAACTAATGAATTATCATTATTTGATATAATGGATGTAGCTTTATCGTTATCTATTTTTATCACAGCGCAATCCGCAATACGACTCAGCGGTGTGATAAAACTATTTAAAAAGTCTTCGCAATTAGGTATACAGAGTATCATATTATTAATAATAAGCTCTTTATTCGCTCTATCAAGCGTGACTTTCAGGTAGGTTGCTTAGATGCAGCAATATTATCTAATATTTTATCAATCTTTCTCTCAACTCTTTCAAGCCTATCAAAGAGTTTATCTATAGTTGCGGATGTAGTAAAATCTAGTTCTAGTTGATTTTCGTCTTTTTCCGGTAATTGCGTAGCAACAGACTGCGGTGTAATGATTACAGCTGGTTGTGGCTGAGCTTCTATAGGAGTTAACGTTGCTGGCTGTGTGGGGGTACTTACCGGGGCTGTAGGCGGTGCACTAATAGAGTTAAGCACCGCATGTGGATCAATACTAAAACCCTGTAATGTATTATTTTTTGAAATAATATTTTTATCAAGTTCTTTAAGCTCACCTAAGTTCTGACCCAAAAACTGAAGAGTCAAAAACTTTAATTGATCAGGGGTAAGCTCTTGATCGTTAAACGTATCCATTATTATTCTAGACCCTTGAGAAGATCTGCGATATCATCGCTGTCTAAGCTCGTTGGTGCCTCCTCCTTGGGGGGAGACTGTATTTTTGGTGTAGTTGTTATAGCAGGTTTTGATACGGTTTCTGCTTCACTATCATACGTGTCTTCTACATCAGTAGTGCAATGATAATGCGTGTTAAGAGTCTCTTTAAGCTCATCATAGCTCTTAACCGTAAGGTAGGACTCAAGATCAAAAACACTATTATAAATTTCTTGAATTTTGTTATCGTCTATACCAGGGATCGCCTTTGGAAGAGCAAATTTTGATGAAACATATGTTGGATAATCTCCCTGCTTTTCAACCTTAATTCTAAAATTACATCCATTTGGAGATAAGTCAAAAATACGTGGGCCGAAATCTGCAGCGTCGTCACCCTCAATAGCATCCATAATAATCTTATTAAGCTGACGTCCAAAACGAAGTACCTTAATCTGACCGTTGTTCTCTGGACGTGCTGGGTCATCAACAACATACACATTAACAAGCCAGTTTTCCTTGCGATTGAGAGCACGAGCTTTATCCTTTTCTTCCTCTGTACCGTTACGACGGATACGGTAGCCCTCTTCGGCAATAGGGTCGCGCTGATTCCATGTTGTAGGGCTTACGACATTAATAAGCTTACCATCAGCAAAGCTGTTCCAGCCATAAGAGTAATAATGTAAAAATGTCTTGTTTGGATCTTTGATGTTAGGGAGAATACGAACTGTAAATGTATTACCGGCGTCGGTGCGTAAAAAATCTTTGTATTTTGTATTTGTGCTCTCAGTTTGCTTAGTGAGTGCGGACTTAATGCTGTCGAACATTGACGATGTGAATGTATTGCTCATATATTTAATATAGTATATTGTAGTGTCTGATTAATCAACTAGTTATTTTCTTTAAGCCTAAATCAACAAGTTTTTTGGCTTTTTTTGAAGCAAAGTATCTTAAACGAAATGTCGGCAGATTGTTTATAAAATCTTCGCTAAGAATAAACTTAATCATTTCCATGTCATATTGTCTTAATACTCGTTCAAAGTTCGAAAAGCCGAATAAGCTATAAGTGTTTATTTTATGTTCTTTCAAATGTATAATAAAAGAATGGGTGTTTTCGGGTTTATAATTAATATAATCGGGTACATTTATGTTTTGTTGACGGCAAAATGTATTAATAAATTTGAGAGATTCAATAATAGTTTGTAATTGTTCCGGTGTATCTGGATCGAGGTTGTCTTGCTTCTTTTTGAATGTCGTATAAGCTTTTACAGCTTTAAGTGTTGTAAAATAACTTAGATCAAAGTACTGTTCGTCAGGATATATGTTAAAAGGCGCGTATATAAAGTCTTCAAGTTTTATATGTGAATGTTTTGTAAGGAAAGCTGATATCTTTTTTAAATAGATAAAATTTTTATCTTGTATATCGGAAAAATCTTTTCTTGCTCTAAACGGTTGATTTTTTTGTTTTCTTGAAAACCGTAAATGTGTGTTATAAATGTGTTTTTCAAATTCGGTAAGTTCGATTTCTGAAGGCATGTCTAATATATGATAGCGTTCTGCTTAGCAGAATTCAAATATTTCATTATATATTTGCTTTTATGTAAGCTAGGATCAAACGATAAAAAGGCTTGTACAGCAGCAAAATCACTATTAATGTCGCAATATATTTTAAATAATTCTCTAACTTCTTTGTTTTGTAACATGAACAAAAATACATTTGCGAGATTTAACTTCTTTGTATGCATCAATGTTACATACGAACAGAAGGCAAGAAACAGATGTTCCTGCTCATAGTTCATAAGAGGTGTATTTATTGTTATCGATTTCATCGTCGATAACTAGTTATTACTAATTAGTAGTAAATCAATGTTTCTAAAGAGATAGCGCTGCTAGTGCATTAATACTCGATGAACTTGCTTCTGTGTCGTTAACATGCTCATCTTCGGTCAGCGTAAGAGTAGAATAATCTATTCTCAAAATGCATTGTCCGAAATTTTGTCCAAATCTATTCTTCATCATTCCCATCTTAATTACTCCGAGCTCTCTATCTGTAGGTTCTTGCCAGATACTCATTATTACGTCAGCTGTCATTGCTAGTCCAGAGCTTTCAGAAATTGTCTCCATGCCTGGGTCCGATACACCGAATCCGCTTCTATTAACCTGTGTTGCAGTAATGATAGGACAGTTAAAAATATACGTTAACGCTCGGACTTGCTCGGTGATCTTTTTAACTTTCTCATAACTATTACCGTCACCCGGGTATGTGAGAAGATTTACATAATCGAGTACTATGGCGTCGAATTTTAACCCCTGGTTTCGTAGTTTCTTAATATAAGATTGTAAATAACCTACAGTAATAGTTGATGGAGGGAATTCTTTAATAAGAATTTTTGCTTCTGGGTTATTGCCTGCGTAATCCTCAAGTGATTGCTTTAGTGTTGGTAGTTCTGTACGCAATTTACTGAGAGGAATTTTAGTAATATTCGCACTAATTCTTTGCGCGTAAACCACTTCCGGCATTTCAAGAGATACTAGTAGGACGGATTTGCCTTGCTTTGCAATATTGACAGCTACATTGCCGAGGAAAATACTTTTACCGATGTTTGTTTCGCCTGTAAAAACGTAAAGTGCTCTACCGTCTTGGAGAAAACCTCCACTAATTTTTTCATCCAGCCAATTCCACCCTGTAGGAATGTAGTTGATTTGCGAGCTTAAGTTATCAATAAGCTTATCAACATCATTGAGCAGGTCAAGTCCTGTTTCTGTGGTTAAGGATATATTACATGAACTTTCGAATTTCTCTAAAATTAGAGACGCGTCCATGCCAGGCTTCTCTACTACCTCGAGCATAGTATGGTAAACTGCCTTTTCTTTTAAGAAAGTTTCCGTATTCTGAAATAGTTCATCGTTATTAATATTCTTATCAATATCTTTTATTTTGTCTACAACGCGTTTGTAAGAATCTTTTAGCTCATTCGTCGTAAGACAGGACTTAATCTCGGTAAGAGTCGGGCAAGCATTTCTACGCTGAAAATACTCTTTAATAATGTTAAAGATTACCTTGATATCACTATCTTTAAAATATATCGGTTTAATAAAATCAATAATAGACGCAAGGTAGGTTTCGTCCTTTAGCGCTCTATATACTATAACACTTTCAAAAAAATCGTGATCGATTTTCGACATCTTTTTATAATAAAAGCTTTACTTGCTAATTGCTAGCGTATTCACTTAGGAACTTTGTTTGGTTCTCATTAAACGTTTTGTCGTTGAGATCACTCAATCCCGGTGATCCGTGAAACGTAAGAATTGGTATAACACCGAGCTTGAGCTTCTTCTTATTAGCATCAATACAACTGGATATGTCGTAGTGGTGGAATGTATAATTTTCATTAAATCTCCAGTTTACTTCACGTACTTTTGCGGTATCAACAGACATGAATGCACCGTCTAAGATAGCTACACGCGCAGGCGTCGGACCAAAGCTAGTGATTGATGTTGTATTGTTGTTAGATACAAAATGGCCAGCAAACCCTCTTAGGTTACCACCTTGAAACCCTCCGCACATAATATGCCAGAGAGCAGGTGCCTTAATAATAGGATTAATACCACCGGCTAATCCTAAAATATTATACGTATTATGACCTATCTCAAGCTTTTTTAAAAAACCAGCGTCATCAATCCACATATCATCATGTGTAAAGAGGATAATATCAGATACGCTTTTATCTAACACCTTATTATATATCTTACTTAGACTGTCTGTATTCTGCGTTTTAAACGTCAATTTATCCAACACACTAACATGAAATTCGCGTTCGAGCTTAGCTAAGCTCTGATATAGGTAAGTCTGCTTGTAGTCGGTTTTTTGTGTACAGGAGAAAATTGAGATTGTTTTCATAATAAAAAGAACGGTGAGTTTTTTGTAAAGCCTCCGACAGATGTTATCCCTTCGAGAGTTATTTGATATAAGACGCCTTCTTCCAGGGAAGTAAAATTAGTCTCTGGAAGAGATGAAAAGGTATTATTAATCAGGTCTGCGTAAATAGTGCTACCAGATCTCGCAATGAAAGTATTATGTGTTACTTTATTATAAATCCATAATCCAAATGTACCTTCGAGTTTTGAAAGAATTTTACAAATAAGATCGGTTTCGCTTAACCCTGATTCGTCGCTTTCTTGCGCTAACAAGGCAGGTATTACTGACGAATCAACCTCATTAAATGTATTTTTATCTCGAACTTGGTTTTTTAGTTTAATGTCATTAGTTAATACGCCATTGTGCGCGACAACCCACATATTGCATTCAAATGGGTGTGACGTTTTTCGATCAAAGGAACGTTTAGAGCTTGTCGGTGCCTGTGTATGTCCTAGATAATAATAAAAATCGGATGGTCGCATTGATACACTACTATTTTGAATTGACATATTTTTTGACAATTCAACAACGCTTTCTTCTTTAACGATAGCGTCGTATGCATGACTTAAAAATAAACCGCCGTATGCAAATGTACCACGTTCTTTATTTTTATTATAAAGTTTGCTGTATTTAGCAAACTCGTTGGATCCAAATATTCCGCAAATAGCGTTACCCTCCTCTCCTGTTTGAATAGCTAATATTCATAGTATGAATTATTATATCTATAAAATAACCAATATCAATACAGGAAAATTTTATATTGGTTAATATAATAGTCAAAGCTCGGTTGTATTTAGATATTTTAAAATTTAATATCGAACTTCTGCATATGGATAAGAATAAATAATTCAAGCATATGAATCGTGATTCACATTTAATTTTTGAAGCATATACGCAGCGTTTAACGGAAATGGCTCTTAAGACAGATTATACAAAGGTCCGTGAAGCTATCATTAATGGTCTAAAGGGCAGATCAGGTAATTCTTATCTCTTTAAGACAGTTGCAGATAAAACTGGACAGAGTGTAGAAGAAGTTGTTGATGTACTTGTTAAGCCTGTGATCGACGCGTTATTCCCAGGTGGTGTATTCTCATCGACAGGTGAGAGAAAGGACCAGGTCAGTAAATTACAAAATTCGATTCATCAAGAGCTTGCAAGACAGTACGGCAGTGCTGTATCAGGTTATACAGCGAGAATTATTAAGAATTTTATCGATAATGTTATCGAGACAGTAGATGATGAAGTTGAGCAAGGAGAGCCTGTTTCAGATGCTAAGAATGACGTTGTAGCAGCGATTGCACAGGTTGCTGATAAATCTGAAGAAGAGGTAAATAGTGGAGCTACGCAGGAGCAGCCATTAGAAGTAGATGCATCTACAGAAGGTAGCGCCGGTGGCAATGCACTATTACAGCATGCTGTTGATCAGGTTGGTGATGGTATTAATGAGGATGAATTAATTGATATTCTTAAACAGCATATCGTACAGAAGGATTCTGATGTTAGTGAAGCACGTGCCAAAGGCCAAGCAAAAGGTGTTATTAACAAGCTTATTGCATCAAACGTCCTTACAAAAAGAGGTACATATCTTGAACCTGGTGAAAAGGCTGATGAGTTTGCCGAAAAGGGTGATTTATCTCTTGTCGGTGCTAGTGAAAAAGAATATGCCGCGCGTGAATTCGGTGTTGGTAGTCGACCGACATCAGGTCGCCAAGTCTTCGGCGGCGAAGACAGATTCGGCGGAATGTTCGGTTAAACCTTACCGAGTAAGTGATCCCAGGGTATATTTCTAGAATATTTAAGAGGATCCTCAATACCTGCATCTATAAAGCCCTTAAGTCTCAAAGCACATGCTGTGCATTCTCCGCATGCTTCTTCAAGACCTTCATAGCAAGTCCATGTATGACTAAAGTCAACACCGAGCTTTAATCCGAATTCAATAATCTCCTTCTTTGAGAGACCAATTAATGGAGCTTCAATGGTAATTTTATTTCTCCTATTCAAAACAGTTATATTATTAATAACTGATAAAAACTCTGGCGATCCATCCCAATATCCTGCGACAGAGTCAGCTTGAGCTGCACCGTGATATACAACACCGGCACCGAAGCTTTCAGCGTATGAGCATGCAATGCTCAAAAGCATCATATTTCTAAATGGTACGTAATTAACTGTTTGCGGGTCACCCATTACATCTTTCGCTTTAGCAACATCAATAGTATGATCTGTTAACGATGAACTCTTAATACTATTAAAAAATGGTAACTCTACTACATTGCTAGTACGTATTTTACTATTAACGGTTTCGTTAACATTATTAATCTGCCAACTAGCGTATTCTAATTCTTTCTTATGTCTTTGACCGTAATCAAAAGAGATGACATGTACATCATCAAACTTTGATGCCGCTAAATGCAGTAGTACAGTACTATCCATACCACCGCTTACTGGCACTACAACCTTACTCATTTTCAAGTACCTCGAGATTATCACCGCTTACTTCAGCGCTGTTATATTTATAATCTTCAGCTAGCCGCTTATCTAGTTCAGGAATAATAAAATCTTCAAAGAAAGATATATCCTTAACAAAATTCTTTGCATAACCAAGTTTATCGCCCTTCTTATATTTACCTGAATCCATACCGACAACATAGGTAGAACCGGTTTGTTCGATAATACCACGAGCGGTAGCCATTTGAAGAAGACCACTGTATTTGTTAAGTCCAGACTTAAAAGAAAGATACATCTCAGCTTCAAGAAAAGGCGGTACAAATCGGTTCTTAACTGTAAGTGCGCGAATAGTAGTACCAGAGTATTTGTTAGCTTCTGCAAGCTTAGTTGTATTTACTGCACCTGAATCACCTTCACCTTCTTTTTCATTTCTCTTTGCAAGCTGTACAAGAATACTCGCCATATAAACAGGACCTGATCCACCGGATTGAGTTTTAACTAAAGACGGAAACATGGCACCAGGATCAGAATATGTATGATTGGTAAAGAGAATCGTTACACCCGCTTTACCTGCCTTATATGTAAGGGTTCTGAGCATCGATTTAAGTGACTTTGCTCTTAGACCCATATCAGCTGCTGATTTATCCTTAGCAATATCGTCAATTTCCTTTTGTGATGATAGATTACCGAGACTGTCAATACTAATAATAAACTTACCCTGCTGACCTGCTTCAATTACACTATCAAGAAATGCTGATATTTGATTACGACATTGATCAACAGTATAAACTGGAACATATTTTGTCTTACTAGCATCAAGTCCTACGCCTTTCGTCGATCCTTCGTCAATAGCAAACTCCGTATCGAAGATAACGGGAATAACGTCTTGCTTCTGAGCGTTAGCAAGAATCTTATTAACAATAAATGTCTTGCCTGTCATTGACTCACCGGAAAATCCTATTATACGCCCCTTCGGTACTCCGCCTTTTCTACAGCTGCCTCCAAGTATAGCGTTCAGTGCATAGCAGCCTGTATCGTACCAGGTGTCAACGTTAGAAAGAGCGTTGTCATCGAGAAATGAGGCCTCAGCATTCATTGAATCAAGCTTTTTGAAAATGTTATCAATTTCTTTACTCATATACAAATAGTATCATCTCTTATTCTAAAAAATCAACAAAAAAAAAAAGCGGGCGCAAGGCCCGCTCGAAAAACGCAGATGTTTTTTAATACTTCTTAATTATCGTCAAAAAGCTTGACAACGGGAGGCTCGGTGCTTCCTGGTGCTGCAATCACAGGCTGCTCAGTAAAGAGCTTACTGTACTGCTCGATAAGACGAGCGTCGTTATCAATGTCGACGCCAATTACGACAGTTGCGTAATTATACTTCCAAACAGTTCCGTTTGCCTTGCTCTTTTCTCCAACGAATTCGCGGAAATAGAGTGGAATAGTCTGGACGTTAAGCTGTCCCTGCTGGGTCGGCTGGACGTGAATAATTGCTGGGTTCTTTACTGAGAACGTACCGTCGCCGTTGTCACCGAGAAACTCACCGATAACCGTGCGGCCGATATGATCAATAAACGTTGTTATGTTGTTTGCTGTTTCGCTCATACGTGAATATATTAACTATAACTTAACTAAAAATCAACTAGTTCATACCTAAAAGATCGAAAAGATCTATTTGCATGTCGTTGCCTGGCTTTTTTATCTGCCAATTAACAGCTTCATAAAAACGCTCGATAACAGAGTAGATAATCGTTTCAAACATCTTTTCATAATCGATTTCAAAAACCGCTTCAAATTCTTTTGGATAGTAGTATTTGTAGCCAACTACTGATAGGCCAAAGCTATTTGGCTTACGTACCTCAATAAATCGTACTTTGTCTCCTGAGGTAAGTTTCTCATATTTTCTCTCAATACCGAAGCGATCAAGCAGGACGTTGTGGTAGTACGCTGCTTTGACGTGCTTAGGCATGCCCTTGACGGTCTCGAATCCATTACATTTATTGGCGTACTTTTCGTAGCCTTTTACACCCATGACATACGCAATGTCCTCGATAGGCAGACTCTTAAAGATATCATAGGTCTCGTTAAAGACCTTGTTAGTCTGATTGTAGTCCTTGGTTAAAAGCATTGTCTCGATAATTTTCTTTACATACGGCTTGATAGGTGCAGGCATGGTTGTACGCACTACCTCAACACCTGTGTATTTGAATTTCTTCCCTGGTATGCCTTCTACATCGAGTGTATGTAGAACGTATCGTTTTTTAGCTAAGAAAAGACCTGCATTGGCGATTGCTTCTCGTTTAAATACAAGTCTGCAATCTTTCGAACCAAGAGCGCTTCTTCCCCAGCTCGTAATTTCTTTGTTTAGATGCGCTTCAATGTCTTCAACAGCTTTATAATATTCCGGTGCTACATCGCCGTTTTTATCAAAGATAGGAATCTTTTTCGCTTCAACGAGATGCTTGATAGAGATATAGCTCGAATCTGTATCATTGTAGATAATCGGAGAATTTGTTTCAAGATAATCGTCAGACAGTCCTGTATGCTTCTTGATGTAGTCGGTTAATATTCGGTTCGATTCTTTAATTACCGCTTGTCCTGTTAGTGTAATGGAATTAGCAAGATCATCGTCACCGAGCGGGCTGTGCTTGTTACCAAAATATCCGTACACCGTGTTCATCAAGATTTTAATAGTGTGTTGACGTATATTAAGACGGTCTATTTCAATCTGTAATGTATGATACTCAGGTGTATTCTCCTGTAACGTTAAGAGTTTTTTCTTCGCTTTTGTTAGCTGCTTTTTAACTTCGACACGCTTGTTGTAGTAGTAATCAATTGTGTCAGGTATGATTCCTTTCTCCTTCTGCGTGAAGAGAATCTTTGCTCGAGATATGGCGATCTCCTCTTGCTTCACGAATGCAGCGAATTTCTCATGCGTTAGTGTAAATGTCTGACCGTTTACGTGCTTAATGGTTATATCCTTATCCGTCTTATCGGTAATCTTGCCGATTTTCGTCTCAGGAGAGAGATTAAGCGTAATCATTGTATTTGGATATAGACTGTTTGCATCGAGTGAGATGATATGCTCTTGAAATCCTCGTTGCGGATCAGCTACGTAAGCACCTTTATTCTTTGTATCGTCTTTTACATCCTTTATAAAAGTTGGAATACGTTTATCCTTTAAGCGTGCTCGAATTGCGCATAGCCCTGTAATTACAGAAAGCGAGCCAAGAGCTCCCTCGAATGTAGTTAGACCGGCGTATGCTATCATACGTAACAGCTGTATATACTGTAGCTTTTGTTCTAATCTTACGAGAAGGTTAACGTCCTGGATGTTGTAGTCAACAAATGTCTCCCAGTCGTTATCTGCTAGTTCTGTGAGATTCTGATCACCGTAATCAATCTTACGTTCATTCAACTCAATTTCTCCAATCGCATCGAGCTTATACGACTCGCGCAGGGTTTGACAAAACCGTTTATACACGTCAAGATAATCGACGCAGGATAAACCCTCTACATACCATTTGACCTGCTCTTTACCGTACTTACCGAGAAACGTTCGTGATCGTAGCGAACCAACCGGAGATAACTCTTGCATAGCTTCTTCGCCAAGTATTTTCTTTACACGATTTATAACATACGGTACATCAAAGAATTCTGAGTTCCAGCCAGAGAGAATATCGCAGTAATCTTTCGTAAAGAAATTAAGAAACTTGCGCAGTAGTTCTTCTTCGTTTTTACAAGCAGTGTATATTACGTCATCTGATTTCGTTGTATACGGTTTAAGTCCCCAGGAGTAGAACTTCTTAACCAATGTATCGTATATAGTTATAATATTAATAGTATCGGTGGGATCTTGCGGGTTCGGAAACGCATCTGGCGAATACGTCTCGATATCGATAAAATACACCTTGAGCGGAAACTTAGTGAAATCTGGCTTCTCATTCTCCTGCCAGTATGCGTCAATAAGGAATTGCTGATAGACGTTAAAGTTCTCGAAAACACGCGTAACTTTGTTATCTTTGAGATAACGTGATCGATCGTATTGATTCTTAAAGCGCTTCCGCTTTAGCTTAGTATTAAAGATACTCTGAGCGTCAGCAGCGTTGTTTGTTTCAAGATAAATATATGGTTCGTATGTACTCGGTAACGTAATTCGCTTACCGTTCTCGTCCCACGTATATAAATTTATACATTGTTGCTGTGATGAATATGAAACATTTCTATACACAAAAATTAATATAGCGTATACGCTATATCTTATCAAGATATAATATTATTAACAGCGTTGATGAGCTTCCTATCTTTATGACCGTACGGTAATGTATGCAACTCAACGTACTTGTTGATATTATCTTCATTTTCCAACCAACGGCTCTCGGATATCTTTCTCATCTTTGTACATATATTCATGTATCTACCCTTTTTCGAGAGAACATCGTCGACGATATCTATCATCTCTTCACCGGTATCAAACTTATACGGTGCGTTTTCGTATGTAACAATATTCTGACATGCAATTGGCAGACCATAGCTACATGCCTCGACGAATTTAAGATCAGACTTTGCTTTATTGAAAGTGTTATTTTGTAAAGGCGCTACCATCATATTAACATTGAGGTTTGCGATTTTTTCAGGGTATCTATAGAGAGTCTCCCATGGGTGGTATTCGAACTCTCTACTCTGTATAAGATCATGCAATGGAAGAGGATATGCGCCTAAGAATACCCATTGATACTTGTCTTTTGTAGCGCGTATGACTCTATTAACATGCGCAAAATCGTCGTTTTGACCTACTCTATTATCAACATCAAAATGAGCTCCGGATCCTGCGTAGAGAATTCTTGGCTTCTTCTGATACCTATCATAGTTCTCAGATATTCTCTTTTCGTTGTAGTAATTACCCATCCAAAATTTCGGTGGGTAGTTTGGTATAACGGTAACATTCTTATTATTTGTCTTGCTCTGGTAATATTCCTTCATGAAGTCACATGTTACAGTAATCTCATCACATAACTCCATGATCTCTTGCGCTGTTTTCCTGATTATCGGGTCGGTAAAGGCTGGCTTGAATTTATTATACTCAGGGATATCTTCACTGAAGACAAGATCATCAATCTCATAGATAATTCTAAAACCGAGTTCCTGACTTACTTTTTTAAGAAATTTTATAAATTCAAGCTGATGCGTGGTAGCCTGTCGTTGTATACGAACGCATTTTGCTCCTCTAAAATAGTTAGGATCAAAACACATCATTGTACTACCATGGACAACCTGCTTCTGATGAGCGTTAAGTATATGCTCCGGCCAGATCATTCTCCAAAAACCACAGCCACTATAATCTGCATAATAGTTAATTACGCGCTCAAGAGAGAGCTCCGGAGGCTGCGGAAGAGGTTGCTGCGCCATAATCGGTTGACTACCCGCAGTAGCAAAAGGCGATGGTCCGAACGGTGAGGGAGAGAACGGTGAAACAAAAGGCGACGGAAAAAACGGACTTGTAATCATACTTAGTTAGTTATAGTGATGAGTTATTAAAATCAATACGTCTCGTTATACCATTACTCTTTTCAAGATATATAACATCACCGGTTGCAGCTTTTACGCTTTCTTTTCTATGACTGATAACCATTATACTTTCATCATACTTATCAACACGCTCTTTCAGAACGTTAATAACCAGCTCAATACCTCGCGCATCAAGACTTGAATCAAATAGCTCGTCATAGATACTAAAATTAAAACACACATCACCCTGAAGACGTCTCATATCCATAAACGCAAATAAACACGCTAAGTCAATATTCTTTCTTTCAGCTCCGCTAAAATTAAAGTACGAGCATATCTTACCCTTTACATCAACGATTTCTTCTTCAAAATATTCGTTAAATCTACAAATACAATTTGCGTCCATCTTCTGGAGATAATAGAGTAACTTAGCGTTGAATACCTGTAGTATCTTTTTAACAAGATATGACTTTACACCCTCCTCTGACACGATAAATTTTACAACGTCAAGAGTACTTGTTGTTTTCTTAATTTGCTCAAGGCGATTACTTATCGTCTCAAACTCTTGACGCTTTTCGGTAATGAGGTTATCGAATTGTGTATTCTCTTGTTCAAGATCTTTTAAGTCCTGATCGAGCATAACCTGCCATTCCTGAAGCTGCTTTAAACGTGTCTTTTGACTTTCGTGATCACGTAGAGATAGATTGTATATGTTAATGCTATTTTCAAGTAGCTTTATTTTCTCATCTATCTTATTAATTTTATCTCTATACTTTATCTCCTCTGTAGAAGATACAGAAATAGTACCTCTAAACTCATCAATTTCGTCATTAATTTTTTTCTTCTCCAGTTCAATATGCTCTTTATCCTTTTCTTTTATAGAGCGTAGACACGCAGGGCATTTATCCGTTCCTGTATTAATCGCGGTAATTTGTTTCTGTAATTGACTAATAAGTGTCTGTGCTTCGCTCTTTGTATGGCGAATATCCTGTATTTTACCGTCGGCGGCGGTCTTGGCTTTTTTTAAATCGCAAATAGCTTTATTAATTTCATCAATACTCTTTGTTTTAAAGTTGTCTATTTTTTGAGAGATCTCAACAATCTCGCTAGCGTTATTAATCTTACGTTGAGTATACTTTTCTTGTTTTTGCTTACGCTCAATAGTCGTATTTTCTTTTTGCGTGATGTAACTGTTTAATGTTCTGTTGACTTCATCATAGCGAGTACCTTCTATATCGAGTGCCTTTTTGTTGTCTGTTACATCAGATTTAAGTAAATCAGACATTTCGCTAAATACACCAAGATTGAAAATTTCCTCAATAAACTTTCTCTTTTCTTGCTTCTTTTTTGCCATAAACGGTGTGGTGTTGTTTATGGTCATAATCACACAGTTCTGAAAAACTTCAGGTGTGCAATTAAATTTCTTCATAATGAAGTTGTTCGTATTAGATATGCTATCTCTTGTCTTATCTTCATCATTAATAAAGATGTAACACTTCGACGGTTCGAGCGTACGTATAATTTTTATTTCTTCAACTACGTCAAAATATTTAACTGAAGCTTCTAGTGTTACTTCGCAATTCTTTTTATTTAAACTGTTGATAATAAATTCTTTCTTAAGATCGCGTAGTGTTTCCCCAAATACAGCAAAATTAATAGCATCGGCGATTGTTGATTTACCGACACCATTTTGCCGGTCTTCCTTATCTTTGTTTACACCGGTTATAATATGTAGCCCTTTTTTAAAATCGACCGAGACCGGTGAATTACCTACAGATAAAAAATTCTTTATTGTGATGGATTTAAAGTTTATGTATTTCATAGCGAATTCGCTCGTTTGTATAGTTCTGCGCAATATGCAATTACATCACTCTTGTTGTCAATATCGAGTACGTTAATGAACTCTTCAATTGTAGCTTGCATATCGACACCGGTGGTGTCGTATTCTTTATCCTCTACGTTATACGCGGCATCTGTATATGTATAGTCTGTTGTAAACGTAAGAGGGTTATAGACGGAGAATTTTTGAATTAGTGCATCGATAGCATCACTATTAGCTTTTTTATCTACTACAAATTTTATAAAATTTCCGTTAACAATATTATTAATATCATTACCTGTCAGTGACTTAGCGTTAGTAAGCTCAGTTAGAGATAGCTTCTTGTGCTTAGGTGATATAGCATTTTCGTAAAAAGTATATGTAAGCTTATCGATATCAAGAATATAATATCCTTTTGTACTACTTGTATCACCGAAATCCATTTCAAACGGATTACCGACATAAACAATAGTCCCATCGCTATAGTTCCGTTCGTCACGGAGATGAAAGTGACCAGACATAACGAGATCGGCTTTTTCGAGCAAGTCACGCGTCTTTACACCATGATCGCACATCTTATATCCGTTCATCTTAAAGCTTTCAATTTCGAGATGACCAAATATTGCGTCTGATTTCGGTATATTTAATTCCCCTCCCCAGGGTATGAATGTAAGTGTCTTACCGTAAAGTGTTGTTGTTACGGTTTCGCTTATAACGGTTATATTTTTGCGCCCGTTAAGAATAGAGAGTGAATTAACGTCAGCACGGTCTTTATAGTAGGCATCATGATTACCGACGATCATAACAATATTAAACTTATCAAGCTTATCAAGGATAAGGCTTGCAACGTGCAAAGTTGAAACTGATATATCGCTTCTGTGATGAAAAAAATCACCTAGAAAAAATATATCAGTTATATTTTTAGCTTCAAGCTCATTAACGAACCAGTCGCACCAACTCAATGCAACTTGATGCCAGGTTGCTGAGTCAAGATGTACACCTAAATGTAAATCTGAAAATACTGCAACTTTTTTTTGTTTACAAAAAATATCCATTTTTATTCTTCATCATCACCTGACGGTTCAATATAGATATGCGCCCCGCCGTTCTCGTCAGGGTTAAGCATGAGATCACTATATACCTTTTCTCTATATTCGTTTACAGCCTCATGATGCTTTTTCTCTTTTTTAATTCTATTAATAAATGCATGGAAAGCTATGGTCGTAAAATATGAGAACGGACTAAAACCGCAATCAATCTTGAATTTTTTATTCTTAAGCGCAGAAAACATCTTTACTATCGCGTCACCGACCATATCCTCCTTATAAGAGTAGTTCATAAAATTTGGCGCGAAAGAAAGTCCGTTTGCAATTTTATTAATACTCTCACATAGCTTATCTGAAAGCTTATCAGTCTTATAATAGTTTCTTATCTCATCTTCAAACTCTCTGCTATTAACATAGTGAACCTTATCTTTCGGCTTTGTCTTAGCAACGGGCACCGCAGGCTGTAATATCTCAGGTAGCTTAGCTACAACTGCCTCAATTACCGCTTCGCTTTCAAGAGGTAATTCGAGGTCTAATATTAAATCTAGTCCCTTTGTGGGTTCTTTTTTATTTTTCGTTAATTTCTTTGCACGCAAAGACGATTCGTTCTTTTTCATATAAATTTTGCCTTTTAAGCGCATGTGCTGCACTGTAGTGAAGATTGTCTGTAATATCGAATATTATAAGCTTAGATTTATCTTTATGCAACCTAAGGCCGCGACCAATTGATTGCACAATTTTTATCTTAGCCTTCCCGCCACACGCAAAAACAATGTAATGTAAATTTTTGATGTTAATACCTGTGGAGAATATTTTTGATATAGCGATTACGATAATATCGTTGTTTGTCTCCATTAACTCTCTCACTTTGTCGCGTTCTTGTACATCAACATCACCGCGTATAAAAAAACACTTTTTATCTGGTGAGTGTTGTTTTATAATTTCAAATAAGATTTCTCCATGCCGTATAAAGTCGACCATTACGAGTGTGTTTTGCTTTAACATACTTGTAAGTTTTGCGATTGTTATATTTCTAAAATTATTCTCTATAAGAAACTCAAGCTCTTCACGGTAGGCGTTACTACCTTGCTGTTGTGGTCGGTGTTTGTGATTTAGTTTTAAAATTTGAATTTGTGCGTTACTTACATAGCTGTCCTGTCTTAGGTCAAAGCTGTTTTTCTCGTAGAGAACCGGTCCTATCTTTCCAATTATGTTCCATTGATCTAAGTTATCTTCAGGCATCGTTCCAGTAAATCCAAACCTAAAGGGTGTTTTTATTTTCTTAAGAATCTCATTAATCTTATTACCTTTTTTTACTTTATGTACTTCATCGACTACGAGTACGTCAATTTTATCGATCCAATCTAGATTGCTATTTTTAGATTGTAAAATACCGAGGTTTGATACTATGACGTTTACATTTGTATCTAGTTCGTCGTCTCCTGTCCATTTTGATATAGTAAATGGTACGTTGTAATCTTTAAAATCTTGATACGTTTGTGATACAAGCCCTCGATCTGGTACAATAAACAAGCACTTAAAATCGCGCTTATTATATGGTGACATATATATGTTATATATCTTAGTTAATAACGACGCCGACGTAAGTGTTTTACCGCCTGCAGTTGCGAGTATTATAGTACCACGACCTGCTTGGAGACATTTATGAACGATCTCTCTCTGGTAGTCTCGTAGTGGTAGCTGTAGGGGTAGAATTGTATCATCAAAATCTAATTGCATATGCCATGTATACATGGCAGGTATTACACATTCAATAAACTCCTTACTACATCTGATATCAGCAAGATACTGTTTACTTGTAATATATTTTCTAATTTCAAAATAAAGGCAAGGATCAAATCTACCTGTTGGTGTTATCGCATACGTACGCGCAGGCATGAATCTACCACGCTTGCGCATAAAATAAGCTGCTTCATTCTTGACTGAAAAGTACTCACGTATTTCATCGTTTATATCACTCGAGATTACACCAAGCCCTTTCTTACTGTCATAGTCAAAATTTATAATCATGTTATCTCAAGTTTCATTATGTCAATGATATTTTTGACATCATACGTACAGCTGCTAAGTGTTTTTTCAGCTTTTTCGAGAAGTTCTACGAGTAGTTCTGCTTCTTGTATCTGTCGATTTATATCTTGAATACTACTGTGCCGCTCAGCGGTTGAAATTATTGTAGGCTGGGTAAGCTTTACTGTACTAGCGCTTTCAATTTCTAACATAATATCTGCCCTTACTCTATCTTTTTGTTTTTTAAGCGCGTTAATACTTGCTTTAAGACGTATTTGTCTACCGGCCCATTTATGCTTTATTGCTGGCAGGCGAAGCTGATAATCTTTGAGATTTAATTCATCAATCTTAAGATCATTTTCCAGTTCTTTTATATATTCTTCAAGCATTAACTCTAAATATATTATAAGGTATCATAAATTCAATGAGTAATTTTAATCAATTAGTAAATACAGTGCTATCGGAGATGGCAGCAAATGTTTCGGGTGGGCCTTCTTCTGTTACTGGCCCGGTAGCTTCTGGTAACTATGGTAATCAGTTTCCTTCGCAAAACGATACAGCATACGCTCCTGGTGACGCGAGGGTACCAAGTATACTTGGAGGTAAGAAGAAAGGTAAAAAGAAAGTACCGATACAGCGTAGACGTTTTAGCGGTCTGTAGTAATTAATGTATGGATAACGGTCATTGGCTTGTCGGGGAAGGAGTAGAAATGACAGGGGATGTTTTCGGTTTTATCTACGAAATAACTAATCTCATTAGTAATAAGAAGTACATCGGTAAGAAGCAATGCAAATCACGTATTAAGCGTAAACCACTTAAGGGTAAGACACGTAACCGGATTGATTATATAGATTCAGATTGGAAGTTGTATACGAGTTCTTCTAACGAATTAAATGAAGACATTAAGAAGACTGGTAAGGAGAATTTTCAATTTAAAATATTACGTACATGCGATTCTAAGTGGGCACTAGCGTATTATGAAATCAAAGAGCAGCTTGATCGCAATGTTTTGTTGCGAGAGGATTTTTATAATGGCATAATAAATGTTCGAATTGGGCGGCCGCCAAAGCAGGAGCTTGCAAATCTAGTTAAATAGAGTTATACTAACTGTGTGATTAGATCCTCAGTGTTTAAACAGTTTAATATTACAGTTGTAGATCTTACTGATGTTTTAAAGTATATAGAAGTAGATCTTATTAATGATCTCTGCAGATATCAGTTGCTTAAGAAGAGTAGATTAACAAAAGATGTAAAGAAGCTCTTATATCATCATGTTTTTTTCGGTCTCTGTGAATATATTTTAAACGCACATAATACAGGTAAAGTCTTTTTTGTAATTAAAAATAACGAGAGCTTTCAGAGCTTGCAGATAATAAAATATTTTAAACAGAGGGAAGTTGAGAGATGTATGACGCAAGTCTTAACTCGAGCTGCTAGGTTACTACCTATAAGCATCTATAGTTGTGATTCAAGTATATCTATTAGTGAATTCGAGGAAGAGTATGCGAAGGGGAGCGGTGAAATTAAAGAATTTATGGAGAGAATTAAGAGTTTTCATATGTCGCAGGACTTTATTAAGAGTCATTTTACTTTTGCGAAAGTAAAATTATTTGCGAGGCGTAATGAATTAACATTTTTAAATGAAAAATATTTTAATCGATTTAAGACAAGGCAGCTTTTAATGATGTGATGCATTAAATATTGTTGATGAAGTTTCTCAACAATTACAATAAACATTTATCGCTTTTCTTAGAGGTCGATGAGGTTGATCAAGCAGATGCGACTTCCCCAGATCCTAATGCTACACCAGAACCAGATAACAGTCAGCCTACACAAGTAGCTCCAGAAGGATATGTTGATCTTGTAAAATTACTTGCAAAAGCTGTTGCAATGAATTTTCCTGCAGGTGCATTAGATGAAATATTTCGTACAGGTATAACCGCTGAAAGTGCGTTTTCTGTACAGACGGCGTTAGAAGCTGCTATTAAGCAGAATGAAATGTATGGCGATAATCCTGAGCGCCTACAAAACATCAATTACAAAAAATTCTCTGATAGTATCAATGCTGGTAATTTTATTAAAAAGTATAAGCAGCTTCTAGCTGTTATGAAGCAACAAGATCCATATATTACAAACAATGTATAAGAGTTTAACAGATGTGTATATGGAGGCTAGTTTTGGTGTACAGATACCTTTACTTCCAAGACAGAGTGTAAATTTGCCATCGCTCATAACAGAAGGCGGTGCAGCAGGTCATATGGCGCATGTCTTTGATCTACCTCAATCATCGAATGGTAAAGGCTTAATTAACGTATTTCGTAAATCAATCGATTCAATTCTTAGTTCACCAGCTTCTGTAAAATGGGATGGTGTTAATGTTACAGCGAAAGTTGTTACACACAAAAACGGTGAGATGGAATTTGGTCTCGATCGCGGATCGAATTTACCTCTTGACGTAGAGGGTGTCACAATAAGCAAGTTAGGCGAGAGATTTAAAAACGAAGGTCAGATCAAAGACGGTGAACAGACATTAACAATTCTTAATAAGGCACTACCAACTATTATGAGTGAGCTTAAAAAGCTTAAGCTCTTAGATGGTCGTCGATTGCTAAACATGGAATTTATCGATAATCAGTCTAACGCAATTGATTATAAGGATAGATTATTAATCATACACGGTGTATTAGAGATTTTCGAGAAAAAAAGTGAAAAGCGAGGATCTGTCAGTCGTGGTACACGTGAAGTTACGTATAATGAAGCAGCGTTTAACGAGCTTGTTTTAAAATTAGATCGTATTGCAAGAGAATATCAATTTAGAGTACAAGGTGTTGTACACGCGTCACCAAAAATTGACGCTGATGTTCACCGTGCTTTTGAAGCAGCGCTCAAGACACCTCTTACCATTAAACGTACTCCGGATCATGCTGATTCAAAGACGCTTGAAGCTTGGTTGCAACAGGTGAAATATAATCCAAATAATGTTGTTGTAGCGTTTGCTGATACCGTTAAAAAGATACCGGATGATGTTGCTTCATTTACAGAGGGTAGACCGTATCCTTCGGCTAAAGCTTTAAGTAAGTTTGTATATAACTCCTTACTCAGCGGTATAGCTGTGAGCGATCTTATACCTGACAAAAAACAGCAAGAAGCAGCAATATACGGAGCTGTCTTTTATCATGCAGCTCGTGTGCTTGGAAGTGCTATTATCAACTCTCTGACAACAGCAGAATTCGGTGATATTGATGCTCACGAAGGCATTGTAATACGCGATCCAAAAATCTCTACAATACCGTATAAGATTACAGGTGAGTTTATTGTGCGCGGTCCAAGAGAGACAAAGTTTAAAAAGACTCTACCTGCAGAACAAGATAATGAAAGTATTGTTGACTCAATAGGCGGTTCAGCAATATTAAATGAGCCGGCTATTAATAGCTATAGAAACCAGATATTACCCAATGGTACTCAGAGCTATATTAACACCGATTACGGAGTCTCAGGTGGTGAAGCTGGAGCAAATAAACTAGGAAGCTAGTATGAAATTCGATAACTACGTTAATATTCTACTTGAAGCTTTAGATGTTAAGCGTACATACGCTATTCTACCTGGAGGCTTCAAGCCACCAACAAAGGGTCATTTTGAAGCGCTTAAGCATATGTTAAGAGATGCAGATGCAGGCGTTGTTTTTATAGGTAAAAAGGAACGTTGTGGTATTACTGCTGCGCAGTCGTATGAAATCTGGGAGATATATAAAAAATACCTTGGAAAACCAGTTACAATTAGTGTAGCTGAAAAGAGCCCTATCGTGAGTACTTATGAGTTCGCAGATACACATTCAGATAATATTATCGTCGGCGTTGGTCCAGAAGCTGATGCTAATGAGCTTAATCGATACAGGTATTTTAAGCAGAACCCGGAAAAATATCCTCACGTAGAGGTTGTCAATATACCTGCAAAGTATAACCGAATATCTGGTACTTCAACACGTGAATGTATTGTTAGTCGCGGTAAATCAGCTGTTGATTATTTTGTACCAGGCGTTGTTGATACAAAAGATAGAGCTAAAATAGCAAAGATATTATTTCTTTCTTGATTCAAGAGTGCTGATTGCTTCTACGACGAATCTCTCTATTGCTTGAGTTGATTCTGCTGTAAGTGTTTTTCTTAGTTTTGATAAAATACTAGTTCCACCTACATCTATTTGCCTAAAAAGATCCTTCTCCGTGCCCTCTTCAACGTGTATTTCGGAGTCTATCTTGTCTCTAAATTGCTGATAGTCTTTGTACGCAAAAACTGAATTTAAACCTTCGAACGCTCTACTAATTTTATCAACAAGCCATGGTTCGAGTTCTTCTTTATCACAAATTATTTCATGAAGCATAGCAGCCATCTTTGCAATTCTATACAGTTCTTGCTTTGCCATACGTGCTGGTTCATCGACCTCGTGATGCTTTGGCTCGTCTACATCCACTTCACTCTGTGGTTTACCAACTAGCACCATATCATCTTGTGACGGGGACATACATGTACATTCTTCTGCCTCTTCACCTTCTAGCTTACCGCATTTACATGTTCTCACTGGTGGCTCGTACTCTTCAAATTCATATGAACCCTTATCCAGGGCGTGACCTAAGCCTACATTTTCTCTAAGAAAAATTCTTGTATTATAGAGGTCATTAAGTTTTTCAAAATCGTTGGCAAACATATATAAGTATTTATTCTTACGTATAAATAATATTATGCAATGTTTGTTTGAATCGCGTTTTTTGGAAATATTAACTGAAAAGAAAGCTCCGAGTTTATCCATTAAACGCGGTGAAAAGCTTTCCGTATCGCGCGGTGGCGGTTTAACAGCTAAAGGTAGAGCAAAGTACAACCGTGCGACTGGCTCTCATCTCAAAGCACCGGTAACCGGTAAAGTTAAAAAAGGCTCAAAAGCAGCTAAACGCAGAAAGAGTTTTTGTTCAAGATCTAAGGCGTGGATACCTGCAGGTGGTTGTGCGGGTAAAAAGACGCGGGGATGCGCTGCAAGGAGGAGATGGAAATGTTAACGTTTAAGCAATTTGTTATTGAAGAAAAAGTTAAGCGTGATAGATGCTTGAGGCGAGCGGATTCCGTTTATGGTAAAAAAACATCAGCGTATAAATCTGGAGCTGTGGTTAAATGTCGTCAAGGTAAAATCTGGAAGAAAAAATGAAATTTGACTCTTTAGTTAATTTTATTTTGGAAGGCTTTGAGAAGGAAAAAAAACAAGGTCTCCATGGATGGTTTGCTAGAAATCACGGTAAGGGTTGGATTGACTGCAAGACAGGTAAGCCATGTGGTAGGCAAAAGGGTGAAAAGCGTAGAAGTTACCCTGCATGTCGACCGACACGATCGATGTGTAATTCACGTAAAAATCTTAAAAAAAGTTCAAAAAGAATATCCTGGAAATAAAAACAATGAAAACATTCAAAAAGTTTATACAAGAAAGACCAGTACTAGGTGTTACAGAATATATAACAATAGACGGAATCGGGTCTGTTGTTGCAAAAATAGATAGTGGTAATGAAGCTTATAATGTTCTTCATGGTATAGATATTGAGCGTAGCGGAGATGATACCATAACCTTTACTACTATTAATGATAAAAAAATTACACTCCCTTGCACTGGTAACATTGATATCAATATTGGTAGTGGTAACATCGAAAACCGTCCAACGGTTATACTCAATATTATCTTAAAAAATAAACCTTACAAGGGCGTAACATTTAGTATCGCCGATCGCACTGATAACGAACAGCAAGTATTAATAGGAGAGCCGTTTATTAAACGGCTCAACGCTTTAGTAGATGTAAAGAGAGGTGTTTAAAACAGATTTCTATTTTGCGCAAATTCGATAAACTTATAAAACTCAGCTCGCGAGCTATCACCATTTTCAAGGAATGCACCTGACATTCTCGCGGTTCTCATCGTTGAGTCGTGCTTAATACCACGGTTCGAACAGCAAGTATGCTTAGCTTCAATCATGACAGCTACACCAGCATTATTCTCACATACACTATCAATAAAGCTAGCTATTTGATTTGTTAGGTTCTCCTGAACTTGTGGACGCCGAGCAAACCAATCTACAATTCTATTAAGTTTGCTCAGTCCAATAACCTTTCCATCAGCACGAGGAATATATGCAACATGAGCATAACCTGTAAACGGTAGCCAGTGATGTGCACAAAGACTGGTCAACTTAATATTGTTTTGACATACCATACCATCATATTTGTCAACATTATCAAATGCTGTAATTTTCGGCGGTGGTGTAAAACATCCTTGACATATATCATACATATATGCCTTTGCTACCCTTCGCGGTGTATCAATAGCGTTCGGATCAGATTCGTAATCAAATCCTAAAGTATTCATAAATTTACCAAAATGTTTCGAGGCTACTTCAACGCGCTTTTTCATTTCTGCTTCTGTTAAAACTATGTTACTATTAGAATTTTTTAGTTCAGTCATATGCATTATATTAATACAATAATATCAAAAATTCAACTTTTATTAGTAGTTTTTTTTCGACGAAAAGATGATGCTGACAGCATAAATATTATTATATGAATAATATTAAATGTTTTGAGTGTGGTGAAAATTTTAAATTTTTAAACAATACACATCTTAAAAAACATGGTTTAACTATTCAGGAGTATAAAGATAAATGGAAGGTTGAAGGGAGTTTAGTTAATGATGATTTAAAAAAAGTAAGAGGTGATCATACTCGTGGTAAAACGTATGAGCAGATACATGGTATTGATGAAGCACAGAGATTGAAGGAAGTAAGAGTAATACATTCAACAAATCAAATGCGCGATGTTAATCAACGACTGTTAAGAAAAAGAGTTTGCGGAAAATGGGCTGCTAACGCTAAGGAATATGCTTCACGTATTAGTAAAATGAAAATAGCTTGTCAGAATCCAAGTGTATCAAAGCGTCGGCGCGAAACATTACTCTCGCGTTATAGTACAGCTAATACTCTCGGTATACAGCCGCGGTTTTCAAAAATGGCTTATGAATATATCAAGAGTTATATTAAACTAAACAATATAAATGAATCGTGTTGTTATTATGCTAGAGGTGGTATCAATAATAGGGAATATGTTTATTTTGACGTGGAAAAGCAAAAGCATATTATGTTTGATTTTGTTGTTATTAATGCTGAAACAAGAGAGATAGAATTAATTTTAGAATATAATGGACCTTTTCACTGGACCAGCGACGATATATTAAAAGATCCAAACAGCTTAGCAACTTGGTTTAAAACAAATTCTATGACAAAACTTGAATCATATGATCATGATCAATATAAATTAAATATTGCTAAAAAAATTAGTAAAAATGTTACGGTGTATTGGTTACGCGATAAACGTATCGAACAAATAAAATAATTCAACATAAATAATAACGATGAAGTATGATCAAATAATAACGGAGAGCCTTGACAAGGTAGCTCTTAAGAGGGTCCGTATCAAGGTTGACCCTGCTTCGGTTAGTGTTGCGGAAGATCTTGCAAAGTGTGACGGTTATGAAGGTTATGTTCTTGCTGAAGATCAGTCGTATATGAAAGTTCTCGTTGTAATGCCCGGTACAAACAATGAATTGTCAGTGATTAGTGTACCTATTGAACATCTTGAGCTCGTTTTACAGAATTTAGATCAATTGCGGATTGACAATTTTAAGCGTTTTATAATTACATCTCTTGATATATCTGACGATGATCCTGTTATTCAACAAATTGAAGCAAGTGAATCAATTGAAGATATAGAAGTATTTCTCAAGGACAGAGGAATGACAGATGAAGAGATCACGAATCTTTATAAATATTATATCGTATGAGTAGTTTTGATAATCTCGTAAGCGTTGCTCTTGATGAAGCAAGTCTCGGTGACTATATGAAAGCGGCTAGATCTATGGCAGCAAAAGCTGGTAAGAGTGTAGCTAAGGGCGCTGTTAAAGGACTCGCACAATTGCCTGGTGCAGCTATTAAAGGTGCTGGTAAGGCTATTCAAGGAGCTGGTGCTGTATACGGTGCTCTAGGTGGTACGCAGGGTGCGGCGCTAGCAAATAGAGTGGGTGGTACTGTTGCAGGTGTCGGTAATGTAGTTCAGAAAGCTGGTCTCGGTGCCATGACAGGTGCAGCTAAGTTGTGGAAAGACTTAAAAACAACAGCTGAGAAACAGGAATATATCCGTAAGAACCTACCTGGTATAAAGGATTACATTGCGAGAACAGAAATGACCTTAACAAACAATCAAAAAGCACAATTAAATAAGCTTACAGATTTTGAACAGCTTGAAAAGTTTACTAAAGATAATATTAGAGGTAAAACATTTAATCAATTCATGTCAGGTTATAATAAAGAGGAGTATGATAAGGCAAAGGCTGCGGCTGAAAAAGAACAAGCAGCTACACAAGCAACAACACCGCAAAATCAAACAACAGGTGTCAACGCAAAGACACCTGAGGGTAATCCTATTGCAGGTCAAACAAGATTTACTACCGCGGATAAGAAAAAGACATATCTTTACGGTAAGGATGGTTGGAGACAGTATGATTCAACTACTAAGCAATGGAGCGCTCCAGTAACTCAACAGGCTCAAATTACAGCCGCTTGGCAGAAGTCACAGAATATTACACCAGCGACTAAACCTGCAGCTGCAGCTACACCGTCAAAGAAAGCTACTAAAAACGCAACACAGACTAAAGGTGGGGTACCGGTAGCGCAGCCTACGGCAGCTGATATCGCATCGATGAATCTACCTCCTCATCCGGTTACAAGCAGAACACCGCCAAACAGACCCAGATAACATTATGCCGTATAATATTCAAAAATCTAAAGCAGGCTATAAAGTACGCTATAAAAAGGGCGGTAAAATGCATACCGTACCGGGTGCTTCAGTATCGAAAGAAAAGGCTAGAAAGCGTATCGCGGCCATTGAAATCAGTAAGCATGCGCATGAAAGCTTTGATCAGGTAGTAAATTATTTACTAAAAACTTTAATCTCTTAGTTGATTTATTTCTCACGGGGAATAACTAATAGAGAATATGGATTTGAGAGAAGGGACGGAGGAGAGTTATTAATTTTTTTTTTTTATGCGATCTTCCCGTTGATTTCTAACTTTTCGAAGTCATAATATTTTTATGAGTTATCAGAGTACTAAACTTATCGAACTTGGATCTTGTGCATTTAGACAATGGAGAGCAGTTCATAGTCATTGCCAATATGTGCATGGTTATCAACTTAAAGCGAAGTTTTATTTCGGAGCCTCCGAGCTTGATGAATTGAACTGGGTTGTAGATTTCGCCGGTCTTAAAGAACTTAAAGTAATTCTTAACAATCAATTTGATCATACACTTTGCGTTGCACAGGACGACCCGCTTCTTCCCTTTTGGCAAGAACTAAACAATCAGCGTGGCTGTCAACTTCGGGTAATGGAATCTGTCGGTATTGAAAAAACAGCAGAATGGTGCTTTAAAGCAGCTAATGATTTTATAACTACTACAACAGGTGGAAGATGCTGGGTTGACTCCGTCGAGGTCTTTGAACATGAAAATAATTCTGCTATCTTCTTTAAACAAGATACAATATCAACACAAAAAGAAGAGACAAAACAGGCATCTCAAAGTGAAGTGATTGCTAAATCTACAGCAGCTGAAACGCCGTTACCAGTAAAGTCAGAACCAGTACAAAACACACAACCACAACAGCAGTCACCCAATCAACCGGTTAACCGACCAGTACCACTTCGTAACCCTGTAACAACAGGTTATTCCGGTTTATTTGATAATATTTCCTGGGGTTCAGGTAGATGAATTCTGAACAACTACAACAACTATACGGAGGCGAAATATCCGATTACATTAAGATACAGAGTGTTTCTGATATTAGTAATGCTACACCCATACATGCAGATCAGCAGCTTGAATCTATTTATAACACGCAAGTTAAACCAAAAGGTGCTATTAATGTAACGAGCACGTTTTTAAATTTTGATCCTAGGAATTTAATAGAAAATCGAAGCGAAGATCCTATACAAAAAGCCTTTAAATTAAAACTTAATAAACTAGCAGCTGATATCGGTTTAGAGGGTGATAATTTATATCACACAAACTATACACCATCTTTGAAGAGTCAGTCGGTTAATGACGTCCAGGCTGCCAAGGATCTTGTTGCTGTGGCGTTAGCTGAACTGAAGGAGCTCGGTGCTCTTTAGTGTTTGTAACAGGCATGATACCCTTGAAGACATGCGTAACATATCTACATAGTTCCGATCTTACAATATGATCTTCTGTTAATTCAACACAATACACGCCATGGTTTCTAGCATCCTCAGTATCAAAAGCTTTATAAACAGTATTAAAACCTGATTTACCGTGTGGAAGATCTGATTGGTCAGGATCACCGCAAATAATCATCTTACTAAATTCACCCATACGTGTAAAGAGGGTTTGTAGTTCGCGAATTGTTAAATTTTGACTCTCATCGCAACATACAAATTTTACAGCAAAGTGTAAGCCACGTGCAAAATTAATCGGACATATAGTAATCCGGTTATCCTTATGTAAGCGGTGAATCTGTGGTTCAATAATAAGCTCAGAGAACTTTTCATTAAAAGGTGTCATATAGACATTAACCTTCTCATTAATATCCCCGGGAAGATATCCAAGCTTTGAGTCAGAGCTTTCAACAGCAGAGCGAACAAGGACAATATCTG